GTTAAGGCTGCTACTATGACAGTAGCTGACCTTTCTGAAGCAGATCGCCTCGAACTATTTTATGAATGGATTGATGGTCTTCACTTCTATATGAACTTCGCTATTTCAATCGGCATGACAGCAGAAGATATAGTAAACCTCTATATGGCTAAGAACGCAGAGAATCACGACCGCCAAAACCGAGGATACTAATGCTGCTTGACATTGAACAAAGAGAAAATGAGCTTATCGTAAGCTACTATAATAGAGAAGGTAAAGTTGATTTCAAGAGATATCCTATTTCTCAATTTGAAAATTGGGTTGTCACCGACGAAAAAGATCGTTATAAGCATCCTGAAATTTTGAATTGGGATGGCCGCCCGGTTAAGAAGAATCGATCTCGCTCGTATAATAAGTTTTCATTGATTTACTTTATGGATAATCTTCCTGAAAAGGATCGAGAAGAAATCTTTGAGTTTAACGTGCCACGTACTTATTTTGTTGATATTGAGACAGAGATTGTCGATGGTTTCCCAAAGCCAGAAGAAGCTAAATCTAGGATCCTCACATTCTCTATAATCACACCTGAGAGAAAAGCTATTGTACTAGGTCTAGATGATCTTTCGTCTGAACAGATAGCTTCTATTGAGAAGGACACTAACGATCATTTCGAAGGTTACGATCAAGATTGGGAATTTAGCTATTACAAGTTCAAGAACGAGTATGACATGCTTTACAACTTCTTGCATAAGTTTTTGCCAAAGTTCCCTATGATGACGGGTTGGAACTTCATCAACTATGACTGGCAATATATCGTTAATCGCTGTAAACACTTACAGATCGATTTGACTGAAGTAGCTATCACTGGTTCACTTGATCGTAATGATAGTCGACCACTTCATATGGGTATTCTAGACTACATGCAATTATATGATAAGTATGATCGCTCGGTTAAAGTCAAAGAATCGAATACACTTGATTATGTTTCTGGTCAAGTTCTTAATGTTAAGAAGATTAAGTATCAAGGTGGTCTACAAGATCTATACGAAAATGACTTTAAGAAGTATGTTTTCTATAACGTGGTTGACTCTATTTTGGTTTATTATATAGATGAGAAGCTAAAAAGCATGGAGGTCTTGTTGACTCTTGCAACTATTACAAAAATGCCTCTTTATAAAGCAGCATCGCCTGTTGCTATGACAGAAGCTTTGATTGCTCGTAAATTGGTTGCGCAAAATAAACGAGTTGGTGTTGAATACGATAAAGAGGATAGTCAAAAAGACGGTAAGTATGCTGGTGCATTTGTTAAAGAGCCTATTTCTGGTTATTATAGCGGAGTTAGTGCCTTTGACTTTGCGTCGCTGTATCCTTCTATTATGAGACAGTTTAATATTTCGCCTGACTCATATGTCGAAATGATACCTACTACACAGATAAATAGTCGTCGAAAGGATGAAAGCGTCATTGTGTGCGAAAACGGAGTTGTTTATGAAAAAGAAGACTCAATCTTGAAGAAGATTCTCTCCGACCTTTATGCCCAACGTAAACAATATAAGAAAACTTCGTACGATTATTATGAAAAGGCAAGAGAGCTGAAAAAAAAATTAAATGAGAAAAAAGTCGGAGAGTCAGCTGCCTAAAATATATAAAACACTTACTAAAATACATCTAAATGGGCCGATCTCACGATAGGCCTTTTTTAGACTTCTAGGATAAAAAAATACAAACAATATGTCATTATTTAAAGATAGAATAGAATACAAACCATTTGAATACCCAGTCTACTATACTGAAGGTTGGCTAAAACAAGCTCAAGCTTTTTGGCTTCACACTGAGATTTCCATGCAAGGCGATGTGAAGGACTGGAACGAAAACTTAATGCCACATGAAAAAAATCTAGTTGGCAATATTCTTTTGGGTTTCGCTCAAACCGAATGTGCAGTATCTGATTATTGGACGACTATGGTTACGCAATGGTTTCCTAAGCATGAGATTAAGCAAATGGCAATGATGTTTGGTTCACAAGAGACTATCCACGCGACGGCATATTCATATTTAAACGAAACATTAGGACTAGAGGATTTCTCTGGTTTCTTGCACGAGCCAGCAACTGCTGATAAATTTGAGATGTTGACCAGTACTGAAGCTGATTGGACTCATGAGGATTTGGCTAAAGACGCTAGAGCAAGAAAGGATGTTGCCAGATCATTGGCTATTTTTTCTGCTTTTGCTGAAGGAGTTTCTCTTTACTCTTCATTTGCGGTTCTTTACTCATTCCAAATGAGAAATCTTTTGAAGGGCATTGGTCAACAAATGAAGTGGTCTGTTCGCGACGAGTCATTGCATTCTAAGATGGGTTGCCAGCTTTTCCGTCACATGTGTGAAGAATATGAGGAGCTAAAGGAATTAGTTAGACCAGAAGTTGAACACGCTGCTGAATTAATGGTTCAAATGGAACATAAGTTTATTGATAAGATGTTTGAGATGGGCGATTTAGATAATATGAAAGCAGCTGATCTCAAGAACTTTATTCTAAAAAGAGCTAATGAAAAGCTAGTCGAATTAGGATATGAACCTAAAATGCAATATGATGAAAAATCAGCAGCTGAACTTGATTGGTTTTATCATCTAACTGGAGGACATACTCACACTGATTTCTTTGCCGTTAGACCAACTGATTATTCTAAAGCAGGTGAAGATGAAAATTGGGATGAAGATGATATCTTCTAAACAATTAACAGTTTAACACATATAAAAGCTTATAGAATAAATTAAATGGAAGAAGAAACAATTAATCACGGACAAGAATTGGGTTGGGAATTAGGCGTAGACTTTCCAACTTGGGGAAATACAGAGATTTATGTCAAAACAATTAGCAGAGGTTATCTTTTAAGCGGAGAAACACCTAAAGATGCTTATTGGAGAGTTGCAACTGCAATTGCAAAAAGATTACGTAAGCCTGAATTGGCTTCTAAATTTTTTGATTATATTTGGAAGGGTTGGCTAAACTTAGCTTCTCCAGTTCTTTCGAATACAGGAACTGAAAGAGGTTTGCCTATTTCATGTTTTGGCATTGATGTAGCCGACTCAATACACGATATTGGCAACAAGAATCTTGAAATGATGCTTTTAGCCAAACATGGTGGAGGAGTTGGTATTGGTGTAAATCAAATTAGACCAGCTGGAGCAACCATTTCTCAAAATGGCACTTCAGACGGTGTTGTACCTTTTTGTAAGATCTATGATTCCGCTATTTTGGCCACAAACCAAGGTTCAGTTCGTCGCGGAGCAGCTTCTGTTAATATCGATATAGAACATGATGATTTTTGGGAATGGCTAGAAATTAGAGAGCCTAAAGGAGATGTTAATAGACAGTGTTTGAATATGCACCAATGCGTAGTTGTTTCCGATGGATTTATGCAACGTATTGAAGCTGGTGAGAAAGAGGCTAGAAAGCGTTGGGCCGCAGTACTTCGTAAGCGTAGAGCAACTGGCGAGCCATACATCATGTTTAAAGGAAATGTAAATAACGTTAACCCAGACGCGTATAAAAAGAATGGGCTCAAAGTCTATATGACTAATATTTGTTCGGAGATTACTCTTCATACAGACGAGTCTCATTCTTTTGTCTGTTGTCTAAGCTCTGTAAATCTAGCTAAGTATAACGAGTGGAAAGACACCGACTTGATTTATACAGCAACATGGTTCTTAGATGGTGTACTTGAAGAGTTCATTACTAAAGCTAAATACATGAGAGGCTTTGAAAATGCAGTTAGATCTGCAGAAAAAGGTCGAGCAATTGGTCTTGGAGTTCTCGGATGGCATACATATCTACAAGACAATAATATTCCCTTTGAAGGTCTAATGTCGCAGTTTGAGACTAGAAAGATTTTTAGCCAGATCAAGACAGAATCTGAAAAGGCAAGCAGAGATCTAGCTCATGAGTATGGCGAACCACTTTGGTGTGTTGGTACTGGTATGAGAAACTCGCACTTAAGAGCAGTTGCTCCAACGGTTTCCAACTCTAAGCTTAGCGGTAACGTTTCACCGGGCATTGAACCATGGGCAGCAAATGTATTTACAGAACAAACGGCTAAAGGTACTTTCATTAGAAAGAATAAGTCTTTGGAACGCGCGCTAGATCACATAGGTAAAAATGATAAAGAAACATGGGATCAAATATTAATTGATGGTGGATCAGTTCAAGGTCTTAATTGGATCAAGGATTATTATGTACATGCCGGTGAATCACATGATTCTGAATGGGGATTACCGATTCACTCTGATAAATTGAAGGAAGCTCCACAAGCAACGACTGATAACTTTATTCCAATGGCTGATGTTTACAAGACTTTTAAGGAGATAAATCAACTTGAATTGGTTAAGCAAGCCGGTGTTAGACAACAATACGTTGATCAATCAGTTTCACTAAATCTAGCATTTCCAAAAGAGGCAAGTCCTAAGTTTATTAATCAAGTTCACTTAGAGGCATATAGTCAAGGCATTAAGACTCTATACTACATGAGAACGGAAAGTGTATTAAGAGGAGATATTGCCACTGCAGCAACAGACCCAGATTGTCTAAGTTGTGATGGCTAACGAAGTCGAGGTTTGAAGACCTCTTCTTAGGACCGGGATAGTTCTCGGAAACAGAGGCCGGGGGTTCGCTACTTCCCGGCCTCACTCCTTTAAAAGGATATATAGGATAAGACTCAATGAAGGGTCTACGAATAAAACCATAAAACCATGTTTTTAACAAAAGAACAGATTTTCGGTATCATCAGACACGCTTTAACTGCAGCTGGTGGTGCATTAGTCGCAAAAGGAGTTATCGATGAGGCTGGGCTAACTGAGGCTGTAGGTGCTTTAGTTACTCTAATCGGTGTTGTTTGGTCAGCTGCGATTAAGAAGGACGAAGCTCCAGCTGAAATCGAAGAAGGTGCTACCGAGTAATCAAGTAACGTTTTTCGTAAATTAAGGGGGGATCCATTGGGGTCCCCTTTTTTTATGAAACAAATTGTATATTTAATAGTAGAAAGAATAAATTATTTCAAAAATGAAACTAGTAGTTAATCGCATTGACCAACACGCGCTTTCCTCTTTTATTAATCGAGTTAAGCTTATTGATTCCTTCATTTACATGAAGATGGATCAAAATCGTACAACTTCTGCAGTCTATCTTCCACAGCGAGATGCAGTTAAGTATCACTCAGTTGAGACAAGTCATTTGTTTCAAATTGATGAAGCATCTTGGACACAAGGTGATAAAGAAATGAAGATTGCTTTCTTTGATGGAGGTAAAGTCATTGAAGCCATTAAGCACTTTGAAAGCGACGCTATTCAAGGTGAAATTGAGTTTGTAGAGAATGAAGAAGACTTTGTAGCTTCTACCTTCCGTATCTTTAACGATGAACTCGAGATTACTCTTGCATGTTCTGAGCCTTCTCTTGGTTACAAAGATCTAACCAAAGAACAAATCTCCGCCATCTTTAGTAAAGACGGAAGTAAGTTTAACTTTGAGCTCGACACTCACATGATCGGTAAAGTAAAAAATCTGTTTGGCCTCGATAAAGATGAGACATTCTCTATCAATGCAAATGGTAGCGGAGTTAATGTTAAGGGCAAGACATTTAGTGTTGTTATCAACCCAGAATCAACTGGTAATGGTGATGTAACAGTTTATAAAAAGTATTTGTCCCTACTTGACAAAGAAGAACAAAATGTTTATGTGTCTGATTCAAAGGTAGTGTTCTCGTCTAACGAGTCTGAAACATTGCTAACAATCTCTACTTGTCAGACTGCATAATATGAATGTAGAACTACTAGAAGAAAAAGCGATTGAAGAGCTTTCTCCTGATGAGGGGAAAGCTCTCGTCGCACATTATGAGCAGCTAGCTGCTAAATATACAGCATATGAACAGGCTGTAAAACTTTCTTTGAATAGTATTTACGGAGCATTTGGTAATAAATGGTTTCACTTCTTTGATATTAATATCGCAGAATCCATTACTTTACAAGGTCAAAATGCAATTCTTTATTCTGAAACTATACTTAACAAGTATTTCAACGAATTCTTTTACAAAGATACTGTAGTTCATGACCACTTTAACATAAAAGTAAAATACAGGCCAGAACGTCCGGCTGTCATCTATATTGATACTGATTCGTGTTACGTACAATTCGAAGAAATGTATAATTCTATTGAATGGCTTGATGAAAAGTTAGATATTGATACTTTTATTCTTGAAATATATGCCTTTAGAATTAAAGACTATATTGTCAAGTGTATGGAAAAATATGCTGCTAGTAGAAATACAGATAACTTTCTTATATTTGAACTAGAGACAATTGCGTATAACGGCATTTGGATGAGCAAGAAGAAGTACATTCAAAACATTGCATGGGACGATAAGCTTGAAACAACAGATCGACATCCTTCTCTTAAAAAGGTCAAAACGATCGGTTTCGATACTATTCAATCGTCAACTCCTAAGTTTGCTCGTGAAAAGTTGGTTGAAGCACTTAAGATTCTATTTAAGAAACAAGATAAGCCTTCGCCAGAAGATCTACAGGAATTGGTTCAATTCATGAAAGAAACCAAAAAGCAATTTAAGCTTTGTAACGTAGATGATATTTCATTCAATAAGAGAACTAATAATATTGATAAGTATATTGTTGATGACCAAATAGAGCTTCAGTTTGGCCTAAAGTGTCCACCAAACGTAAAAGCTGCAGGTTATTACAACTACTTGCTTAATCAAAATAAGAAATACAAGAATAAGTATCGCTTAATTGGAAATGGTGAAAAGCTAAAAATTTATCATTGTGCAGATACAGCCTTAAGTGATATGTTCTCTTATTTACCAGGTGACTATCCTTATGAGTTTGCTCCACCTGTCGATTATGATGTGCAATTTGAAAAGTGCATGATTGATCCACTTAATAGAGTACTTAAGGCTATTGGTCTTCAAAAATTGGACACTAACCTAATTTACGCAACAGCGCTATTTTAATATGGATTTACAAGAATTAGAACAACTAGTACTCAAGTACCCAAACAATATGGAATTGGGTCAAGTCATTAGAATGATGTACTATGAAAAGAAGAAGGCTCTCGAGAGTCAAAACATGGTCAAAGGCCAATTAAACTTATTCAATGGATCTCAGCAAATTAACTCCTGATCAAGTTAAAATTATAACTAAATACAAGAGAATCCATGATGAATTGGGCTCTATTGAAAAGGATATAAAGAAACTAAACGAACGTTCTCAAGTATTAATAGAAGAACTACAACAATTAAGAGATTACGAACAGTCTCTAGAAAAATAATAAAATTATGGCAAAGAAAAAAGAATTTAGCTTCGATGATATTAACAGCGAACTAGCTAATCTAAATCCATTGGGCTCTGTTATGGAGCAATCTAATTTTAGTGAAGTTACCGAATGGATTGACACCGGCAACTATCATCTAAATGCATGTATTTCAGGTTCTCTTTTTGGAGGATGGCCAAACAATAGATCTTGCTCGGTCGCTGGACCCTCAGGAACTGGTAAAACATTCTTAGTCTTAAACTCTATTAAGCAGGCTATTAATATGGGCTATAGCATAATTTACTATGATTCAGAGGCTGCAGTAGATAAGTCAACTATGGAGAAGTTTGGTATTGATACAACTAGGGTTAACTATCAGCCGGTCAATACTGTTCAAGAATTTAGACAATCGGTTACGACTATTACTCGTCGTATGCAAGAGGCTAAAAGAGATGGCGCAGATATTCCAAAGGTTATGATTATTCTTGACTCAGCAGGTAACTTGGCAACTCAAAAAGAGATTGACGATGCAGTGTCTGGTAATGAAAAGGCTGACATGACTCGATCTAAGATTCTTAAGTCTATTTTTAGAATCATTATGACGCCTATGGCTGACCTTAAGATTCCATTTATTTTTACAAATCACACATATCAGACGCAAGACTTTATTTCACGTCAAGTTGCTGGTGGTGGAACAGGACCAGAATACGCAGCCTCTATTGTTCTATTTTTGAACAAGGCTCAACTTAAGGATTCAAGCGGTGATAAGGCAGGCATTATTGTAACAGCAAAACCAAATAAGAATCGTTTTGCCAAGCCACAAAATATTAAGTTTCATCTGCACTATACCGAAGGTATGAATCGCTTTGTTGGCCTTGAAAACTATATTGACTGGGAAGACATTGGTATTACTAAAGGTGTAATTGAAAAGGGAAAAAAGGTTCCCAAAAAGACTGCTCGTGGTTGGATTTGCAAGCATCTTGATGAGACAGTTCCTAATTCTGAATTCTTTAGTGAAAAGGTATTTACCAAAGAGATTCTACAAAAGATTGATAAGAAAATTCACGATCTATTTAACTACAGTACAAATACTGAAATTGATGTAGATGAGTTAATCGAAGCTGAAGATGAGAATTAATGAGGATAAATTGCCCATAAAGTACATTCTCGGTATAGAATCAACACTCGAAGGTTATCCAACTGGACTAGATGTTTTGCATCACGAGGTGACTTTATGTCAAAGGCACCCTGACAGATATAAAGGTAAGTTTACGCTTCACGCGTTAAACAAGTATCATTTTCCTGATACAACAAAAGAGCATCTCAAGACTTCTATTGAGGATCTCTTAAATGAAGGATTGATAGAACAAGTCAATCAAGAAGAAGGCAAGGAGTCATATAAAATACTAATAAATCCATTTGAATAATGCAGTTCGGTCAAGACTTTGAAAAGACATTCTTTAGGCTTTCACTTGAAAAGCCAAAGTATTTACAGTCTATTAAGACAGGATTCTATACGTCTGATGAGATTGATACGTTAAGCTATTTGGCCAATGCATTTTATGCTAAGTTTAATGAGACTCCTTCAAAGGACCAACTTAAGCTTCTTATTCAAAGATCAGATAAAGCTAGAGAAAAGGTTAGTGACGATATCTTAAACATGATATTTGATGTTGACCTTGATCAATACGATGAAGAATGGCTTTCAGGTACAGCAGAATCATGGATTAAGTGGAGAAACTTTGACACTTCTCTTATTGATACAATTGAGTTTATTAAGACAACTAAAGTAACTCCAGAGAACGCTGAGTCAATTATTACTAAAGTTAAGGGTCTTATCAATGATCGCAATAATCTTAACTTTAACTCTGATCTTGGCCTTGACTTCTTTGATGTAGAATCGCACTCGCAAAGAGAAGAAGAAAAGGTTTCTACTGGTTACAACTTCTTAGATAGAGTTTTAGGTGGTGGTTATGATAAGGGTGGAAACTTAATCGTTTATGCAGGTGAGCAAAACATTGGTAAGTCGATTTACTTGGCCAATGATGCAGCTAACTTTGTTAAGATGGGTACAAATACAGCGGTGATTACAGCCGAGATGGCAGCCCATAAGTTCGTCAAGCGTATTGGTGCTAATCTACTTAGTGTACCTATCAATGACTATGCTGAGAAGGCCAAGAACTCTGAATACATTAAGAGAAGACTAGAAACCGTGGGTGATGGATTCACTCCTCCTGGTCAACTATTTGTTAAGCAATTTCCAACTTCTCAAGCCACTGTTCTTGATATTGAAGCTTATCTAAATCAAATCGAGGAGGAGAGACAAATTAAGTTGGGTGCAGTAGTTATTGACTATATCAATATTTTGGCTAACTACAGAAACCAAAATACTGAAAACACATATATGAAAATTAAACAGATCGCAGAGGATTTGAGAGCTATGGGCATCAGAAATAATTGGCTTATAGTTACGGCTACTCAGATTACACGATCTGGCTATAACGCATCTGATATTACCATGACAGATATTGCAGAATCAGCAGGCTTGTCACATACTGCAGACGTTATGTTAGGTATTATTCAAGATGACCTAATGAGAGCGAGCGAGGAATATTGGTTAAAGATCTTGAAGATTAGAGATGGAGAAGGTAAAGGCGTCAAATGTAAGTTGAATATTAACTACAACTATATGCGATTGACTGAGACCGATGATATAACAAACAGCAATTTACACAGTATTTAAAATGAGAAGAGATAAAATATTTGATAATAATTTCGATAGTCCAGAATTTGAGTACCTATCTAACTTTACATTTGATCTAGATCCAGTCCATAAAGACTTAAGATCCGAAGAAGAAAAGATACAAGTCGAAATGATTTCTAGAGATATTCATCAATTAATCGAGGTTTCTAGATTTAAGGTTTTTAACGAAGTTGATGAACAAGGTAAAACAGCTAAACTTAAGAAGGTCGACATCAACGAAGTTTACGGATATATCATTGATGAGATAGCCAAAGATTACACTCTCATTGACATTTTTAGTGAAATGTGTGTTTACTTCGACATCAACCCATCTAAGTTCTATAACTCTTTGTCAAACGCATATAAGGAAGAACTTGTTGCAGAGCTTGACAAAAAGACAAATATTCTTGATAAGAAGAACATTAAAAAACTATTCTGATGATAGACAACTCTACTTTAAGTAAACCAGTAAAGAGAGTTTGGATTCTTGGAGATATTCACTTTGGCGTTAGAGCCAACTCTTTAGAATGGTTAGATATTCAAAAAGACTTCTTTGAGAATTATTTTATTCCAACTCTTGAAAAACATGTTCAGCCTGGTGATGTGTTGGTTCAAGTTGGTGATACATTTGATAATAGACAATCGATTAATATTCGAGTCTTAAACTATGCTGTTAATCTATTTGAAAGATTGGGTAACATGCTGCCAGTTCACATTATTGTAGGCAATCATGATATTTGGGCCAAGAAGTCTAATGAAATAACTTCTATCGACTCTCTTAAGTGGATTCCTAACGTTCATATTTACACTGATTGTCAAACGTACGAGTGGTATGATAAAAAGATTTTATTGATGCCATGGAGAAGAGATTCAGATCACGAGGCTGAAACACTTGCAGATCATCCAACGACTGATATTGTCTTTTGCCACTCTGAAGTAGCAGGTGTTAAACTAAACTCAAAGGTTAAGAACGAACATGGCACTTCTACTAATTCATATAAGAACTTTACTAGAGTTTATTCAGGGCACATTCACTATCGCCAAGAACAAGGTAAGTTATTATTAGTTGGTACTCCATACGAGTTGACCAGATCAGACCGAGGCAATTCTAAGGGTTTCTATCTAACTGACTTGGCCACCATGGAAGAGACATTCTTTGAGAATCACATTTCTCCAAAGTTTCTTAAGTACAACGTGACGCAGCTTTACGATATGCCTCTTGGTCAATTTAAGAATCAAATTAGAAACAACTTTGTTGACTTATTTGTTCCATCTAGAATTGCAACAACTAATGCACTATCGCATCTTGTCAATAAGATTCAAAAAATAAGCCGTCGCTTAGATCCTACGATTTATAATGAAGATGACTATATCGATAAGGATTTTTATGATATTGACGAGATTGAAGAAATGTATAAGAATTATAACATTATGAACTTGTGTAATACTTACATAGATGGTCTTAGTCATGATGATGAAATGAAACAAAAGCTAAAAGAAAAGCTAAAAGATCTATACACACAATGTGCGTATAATTATGATATAACTGATAGATGAGAATAACCTCCATAGAGTTTAAGAATTTTGCATCTTATGGTAATCAGGTTCAGTCCCTAAACTTTGAAGATGATAAGTCAGAATTGTTCTTGACGCTTGGTAAGAATGGTGATGGCAAAACCACTATTGCAAATGCAATCATTTTTGCATTGTATGGTAAAGTCGAAGGCGTTAGATTATCTGATTTACCCAATAGAATTAACGGTGAACTTTGGGTTCGAGTTAAGCTACAATGTGGTACTATGCAAGTTGAGATAGAACGTGGCTTGGCACCTAGTAAATTTGAAGTCTTAATTAATGGAGTAGAATTTGACAAAGCAGGTAAAAAGTCAGTTCAAGATTATTTAGAAGAAGAGGTTTACGGTATTCCATATCATGTCTTTAAGAATATTATTATTCTTTCGATTAATGACTTTAAGTCTTTTTTGACTATGACGCCTTCTGATAAGAAGCAAATCATTGATAGAATGTTTGGTTTTTCTATCTTAAATGATATGCAAAGAAGTATTAAAGATGAAAGAAAGTCTGTCAAAATGGATATCGAAGTTTACGACTCTGAACTAAATCAGATTATGGATTCTATTGGGTCTGTTAAGCTTAAACTAAATACTCTTATCGAGGAGTCTAGCGAAAAGAATAAAAAGAAGCTTGAATTTTTAAAAGAAACGCTTATGTCAATGGGCGAAGAGGCTAAAGAACTTTTAGTCGAAAAGGGTGATATTGAAAAGCAAATAGGTAGTAATAAAAAAGACTACGACAACAATCGTTCATCTGCTGTTTCTCTTAAGCATGAAATTGAATATCTTAAGAAAAAGGTTTCTTTATATGAAGGAGGCCATTGTCCAACTTGTGAAACTAAGTTAGATACAGATTGGCATACTCAACAACTTGGTGGCTTTCAGTCACAGATTAGTGATAAGACTAATCAGATCAAAGCTTTGAAAGAAACCATAGATGATATTACTGCTCATATGCAAAGCTTAAAGGAGTCTAAGGGTGACATCGAGACAAAGGTCTCTGATATTAAATATCAAATGAAAAATATGAAAGCTGAATTTACTAAGCTTTCTACTTCTACTGATGAAGAAGAATTCCAACACCTTAAGAATTTGATTAAGGAGTTTGAAGAAAAAGAAAAAGAAAAGTCATCATTAAGAGATGGCTTAGACGGAGACTACAATTTTATGGAGATTGTAGAGCAAGTTCTTGGTGAAGACGGAGTTAAGAACTTGGCAGTTAAGACTATTTTACCAGGTCTTAACACTAATATTGCAGCTATGGCTCAGACCATGCACTTACCGTTTCAAATTAGGTTTGATGAAAAGTTTAATTGTATCATCAACCACTTAGGCGAGGAGATCAATCCCATGACTCTTTCTACTGGAGAGAGAAAGAAGGCTGATTTTATCATTGTGATTGCAATCATAAAGATACTTAAGCTAAGGTTCCCTCAAATCAATCTATTGTTTTTAGATGAGCTACTAAGTTCTGTCGATCACGATGGAGTCTATAATATACTAAAGATTCTAAAGCAAGTTATCACAGAGCATAAGATAAATACATTCGTTATCAACCACACGGTTCTGCCACATGAAATATTTGATAAAAAGTTGCAGATTTATCGTGAGAATGGTTTTTCAAAGTTCGCAATAGAAACAATAGAATAAATGATTGAATACGTAGGAAACACCCCAATTATTAAGTTTAAGGTGGATGGAGTTACCATCTTAGGCAAAGCAGAGTTTTTAAATCCAAGTGGATCTGTTAAGGATCGATTGGTTTCACGAGTTATTACCGAGGCCGAAGAACGAGGCCTAATCTTTCAAGGGGATACTCTAGTTGAGGCCACCAGTGGAAATACAGGTATTGCTTTTGCTATGTTCGCGGCTTTAAGAGGCTATAAAATGAAAATAGTTATGCCTAGTAACATGAGTGAAGAGCGTAAGCAAATGTTTAGATACTATGGCGCTGAGTTAATTGAGGTTGGAGCTGGTGATTTTGAAGGAGCTATTGTAGTTAGGGATCAATTGGCTGAAGAACATGGATGGTTTAATTGTAATCAATTTCATACTCAATGGAATATTGATGCACATTATGATACAACGGGCCCTGAAATTAGAAAAGAGGTTGATGCAAGTGATTGGATTCCTCAAGCCTTTGTGGCCGGGACCGGAACAGGAGGCACTATTATGGGAACAGGAAGATATCTTAAAGAATGGTATCATGACATTAAAGTCGTAGCAGTTGAACCAGCTGAGTCTCCTGTCATGTCAGGTGGAGATCCAAATATTCATGGCATTCAAGGTATTGGAGATGGATCTAAATATTTGGTTGAATTAGATGAAGTCGACGATATAGAGGTTATATCAACTGAAGATGCTAAAGAAATGGCAAGAAAACTTGCAAAAATGGGGTATTTTGTTGGTATTTCAGCAGGCGCTAATGTTTTAGCATCCGTAAGGTATGCTAAAAAGAATGACATTGATTTCATAGTGACTATTCTATGCGATAGAGGTGAAAGATACATGTCGTGTCTTTGATATATAAAGCAAATAAAATACTATAATATAAATGCGTTATTTAGATTTTAACCAATTTGTAAACGAATCAAATTCAATTAATGAAGCTATTACTATGGCTTCTGATCCGAAGCTACGCAAAGCAGCAGACCTTATTTTTGCTTATATGAATAAGCACACTAAGATGAATTTTAAAGCTATTCAATTTGACGAGATAGCTCTATTTGATGGTACAGAGACGGTTGGAAATATAGCAGTTAGCGACAAAGGTAGCTTTCCAGCAATAAGAGTTGTCGCAAATAGCAATGCTAATAGACCTGGAATTGTTGGACAAATTGAATATTATTCTGAGATTGGACCTAATACTCAATGCGATTTTGTATTTTCATCAGAAAGTTTTCCAATTGTACAATTAGTTACTGAGGCTGCTAGAATTATAAGCGATAAAAAATATGCAGCTGAGGCCGAGGCCGCAATGAACGAGTCTATAGTAAATGAAGCTTCTGCTAAATTAACTACAGAAGAGGTTAAAATGGTTTCTCAGCAGCTTAAGGCTGGAAAATCAGCTAAGCAAATTTCACAGGATCTTGGAGTTCCTTATTATAAGATTCTTAAAATTAGAAAGAATGCTCCAGTAACTACTAAAGATCATCCTGTAGTTGCTATGAATGAAGAAACTTTAGAAGATAAAGTAAAGTTTCTTGAGGAGACAATGGAAGATATCTATCAGATCTCTAGAAAAGTTGCGGCTGGGGCTTTTAACTCTCTATTTATTTCGGGTAGAGCCGGTACAGGTAAGACATATAATGTTGAAAAAGCAATGAAAGACGAAGGTCTAGTTGAAGAAGACGACTTTATGTTAATTTCAGGCGCTGTTTCAGTTATTATGATGTATAAGAAAATGTATCAATATAGAGATAAGACTCTTATCTTTGACGACTGTGATGCAGTATTTAGAGATGAGAACGGCCGTAATATGTTGAAGGCTGCTCTCGATACCAAGAAGATTAGAAAGATTTCATACTTAAAAAGATCTAGCTTAGTTTTTGATCCAAAGGATTTTGAGAATGATCCACAAGGAGAATATGAAGCAATTGAAAACGGCTTAGTACCAGCATATTTTGAGTTCTCAGGTAGAGTTATTTTTATCTCTAACCTAGATAAAGATAAGGCCGATCCTGACGGAGCCATTAGATCTAGATCTATTCTTGTTGATGTTAATCCTGACGATGCGACTCTAATGGAAAGAATGAGAAAGCTTCTACCTCATTTAGAGCCAAAAGATATGGCTTTAAATGAAAAGGAAGAAATCTATGAGTTTATGAAAGAGGCTGACGATGTTTCTATGAGAACTTTCGTTAAGGCTGCTGGCTTTAAGATGGCTGGACTTTCTAATTGGAAAAGAATGGCTCAACGCTACCTATAATATTAATAAAAATGCATGGCCAGTTATAACCTTAAATTTAACAAGGACGATTCTGTTGTCAGGCATCTTATTATTGGACTACTTTCAGATTTAAACGACAAGCTAAGCTTCTTTAGACAAATATCCAATGATGAGAGGATAATTGTTGATGTACCATTCTTTTATTCTATTACTGGCGATGAGAACTTTTTAAGAGATAATTTCTTATTCTCGACCATTAATGGCGTTGGATGTGATCCAGATTTGGATAAAGCCGATGGTAACTATGATAAAGTACCAAGAGGCATAGTTAACTTAACTTCTCTTAACGTTGATCCAAGTAAATTGGTGAATAAGAGAAATATGGGTCATTATTCAAAATTAGATGCCAACGGAGAAATGCAAGGCTTCGTTTCAGAGTTTGAGATGATTCCCGTCGTTATAGGAATGGATGTTGAATTACTTCTATCAAGCCAATTGGATCTTTTTAAAGTAACCGAGGCTATAGTTAAAAAAATGTACAAGTCTAATTACTACAATGTAGAAGTTGGACACATTGAAGAAGGTCTTTATAGACTTGCGGCTTATTATGCTATGCCCGATGATTATAGTATAGAAAGACCTATTGAATACGGATTTGACGATAAAGGAAATCATAAAGTTACTTTTTCGCTAGAGATTAATTCATTTATTCCATCATTTGACTACTCAACCGAAAGACATGTTGGTAATAGAATGTTTACTATTGGAGGTGGAACTCCTATAGGTCAAACTGAAGATGGAAAAGACTTAGTGGGAGGTATAACAACTAGAGTTACAACTGTCGACGGTGTAGAAGAAGGGCAATTACCTCCAGTTGGAGAAAACTATAGAGTTAAGTCTACTAGACTCCCATTCGATAAGAAGAACTATTTCGGTTGATATATATAGAAAATCATAAAATTTAAGATATGACTAATTCAAATAATAGAGTATTTTCTCCGGTTTTAGGAGATCAAGGCGTAGCTCAATTTCATGCTTCTGGAGCAAGCTTTGCTGTCAATGAAAATCAAATAGTACAAATAAGAAATGTGGATAGAACATTTGACGCATTAGTAGAAGCAATGTACACGTTTGATGTTAGCGAATCAGGAATTAAAGCATACTATGACATACGTAATAATATGTTTGTTAAGCAAGCTGACCAAACCAGTTTAGATAATTCTAATAATTTCTTTAAGTTAACAGAGATGAAGCAATTTTTAACTGAAAAGAAAAAAGAGGTTAAACTAGCAAATAACGTTTCGGTTTTAGAAGATATAGAGAATGAATTAGTAGAAGTCGACAATAAGCTATCAGAGTCTAACAAAATGCCTATGGTAACGAGTTTTACATATGACGCATCTAACAATAAAGCGTATATTAATACAACTGAAATTTTAGATGAAAATATTGCAGAGCATATTTTTGCAACCGGCCATGTTGTATATGAACATAAGCAATATTTAAGCCTATTTGAAATTGCAGCCAGAAACTTCAAAGCGTATCAAGAATTACCATTTGTTAAAGAGATTGTAGAAGGTGCGATTTCTTACGCAGTTATGAGAAAAGATAATACAGCATACGTTTATAGATTTAATTCGGCTACTAAGATTTCAAAATTAACAAATATGGCGATTACTGAAGCAATAGAATATGTTTTAGAAAATACTGGAGTTGATGTTACCGATCTTTTTGAAGATGTTATAGACGCAGCTAATCAAAATAAGGCAGAAATAGATAAAAAGATTTCTAACTTACATGAAATGATTTCTTTTTTAAAGGATAAAAGAGGAGATTTAGCAGGGACGAATAAGGCCATTCAAGAGATTAAAGAAGCAGATCACATGATTAATCAAGAAATTGAAAGATTGACAAAGGAAATTAAAATTCTAGAAAACGAGGGTATTACTAGAAATGATGGATATGTTCCAGGTATAATTGAAGTTGATTTTGAAGATCTTTCTTCAGGATCTGAAATTATGGTTGATGCAGTTGCATATGCTGCCGCAGGCTCTGAAGATCCAATTACCTTTTTCGTAGAAGATAAGCCTTTTAAAGCTGAAAAAAGATTTATAACTTTAGCAGCTGGTGAAACAGTTTAAGATATAAACAAATTTATGTTAAAGGCCGGTTTTAAACAAATCGGCCTTTTTTCGTATAATATTAAATGAAATTAACAATATTAACGTGCCTAGAAAAAAGAATTACTTAAACAATAGGGACTTATATGACGAGATAGTAAAATCAAAGGAACAAGAGAAACTAACACCTAAGGCAGAAAAGATGTTGGTTATGATAGCTGAAAGAGCTATTAGAAAATTGAGTTATTTGAATGAAGATGATAGACAAGATTGTCTTCAATTTGCTATTTTAGATCTACTTAAGTATTGGAGAAACTTTAATCCGCAATACCCTAACGCATTTGCGTACTTTACAGAAATAGCTAAACGAGGCTATGCTAAAGGATGGAATAAAATTCATCCACAAAAATACAAAGACACTCTTTCAATTGATAGATCCAATTCATCGGACGGTGAAGGAGGATTATTTAATATCTGATGTCTATTAAGAATGTCAAACCCACTAAAAATTCAGGATTCATTCAAGGTTATTTTAACCCTAAGTATCCTGAAAAATATTCTGGTAAAACACCTATTATTTACAGATCCTCTTGGGAAAGAAAGTTTATGATTATGTGTGATACTAAGGATGAGGTTTTGACATGGTCTAGTGAGCCAGTAGAAATTAAATATTGGTCAAGTCTAGATAGTAAAGAACATAGATATTACCCAGATTTCTTTATGAGAGTCAAGAAGGGAGATACATATGAAGACTTTTTAGTTGAGATAAAACCGGAAGCACAGATTAAGAAACCGGAGCCTCCTAAAAAGAACTCTAAGAAAGCTCTTAAGTCGTATAAATTTTTAGCTGAACAGTATATTAAGAATAGAGACAAATATGCATATGCTAAAAGATGGGCAGAAGATAGAGGATGGAGATTTATCGTTCTCACTGAAAATAGCTTGAAATAATGGGATATATTAAAAAGACTATACGACAATTATCTAAAGAAGCCGGCGGTAAAAGATTAGCTAGAAAAGAAGCTGAAGATTGGTTCGAGACTTCAAGAAAAAAAATGAATGAAAGGGCCGTGGCTAAAACATCATCTAGATTTTTACCAGGTAAGATATATGTTTTTAGGTATGATGACCCTAAGTATAAAGATAGTTTAGAATGGTGGGATAGAAATCCAGTAGTTTTGGCTTTAAACTCAAAGGATAGTAATGATTTAGGCATAAATTTAAATTTATTACCTATTATGGTAAAAGAAGAACTATTAGATTTTGTCTATGATAGATTGGAAGGATCGATAAAATCAAAAACAATGGGCATTGGAGCCAATAATGCCATAACTCAAGGTCATCTCTCTTTAACATATGAGGGGGCTTCTGCATTTTTAGAGCAATTTGGTTTTGATTTTGCTATTAGAAAATACATTCCAAATAGAAAGGCTAATCAAGCAGTTGTAGCGTATGAAGAATGGCCTAGAATAACTCTTTGTGATTTCATAGATTTAAACGGAGCTACTGTTGGCTCAATAAAGTGGAGGTTTAGAAACTACCTCGGAAAGAAGAATATATAAAACCAATACAATATTGTAAAAAATGGCAGGATTTACAGACAGAAACGGGCCTTTGAGCACTGGCAAAAGGCCATTTAGGTTACGCGACTCACTAAAGACGCTATCGTCTTTTGGTATGAGATACGATGACCTTGTCATACGCCAATCGCAGGCTATAGGTCCAATGGAGGATCTTTTCGGTTATGGTCAAATAAACCCAATGGGTGTAGATAATGATGATATCTACTCAGCATTTGCAGCAATGTCGCTTACTGATATGCAGCTTAGAAAGAATATTCCTTTCTTTGACCAAGATTATGTTGCTAAGAGAGATGAGCTTAGAGAATTTTCATTACATGATGAAGTTGAAGACATTTTAGATATCCTTTGTGATGAAACTATAGTTTACGACGAGAAGAATTTCTTTGCTAGGCCAGAGATTTTAGGTATGGAAGTTTCTGATAAAGTTGATAAGGATTTAGTTAGATATTTTAATCAAATCTATCACTATTTTGGCTTTAACCAAGACCAATCAGCATGGTACTTTTTTAGAAAGTTCTTGATAGATGGTTATTTAGCCTTTGAGATTGTTTATAATCCTGACCAAACCGAGATTATTGGATTTAAAGAGTTAGACCCAACTACTTTGATTCCAGGTTATAACGATGATGATGGTAAAAAGGTTTGGGTCCAATTTAAAGATGATCCAATGAAAGAGAGAAAGCTTTATGATTCTCAAATCATTTACCTATCTTACTCTTCAATTACTACAGCTTCTAGAGTTTCTTATGTTGAACGTTTAATTAGAGCTTTCAATCTATTAAGAATTATGGAACATACTAGAGTTATTTGGGCTGTAACCAATGCTTCATTTAGAATGAAGTTTATTATTCCAGTTGGAGGTAAGTCTAAGACTCGTGCTAAGCAATCACTTGCACAGCTTATGAATTCATATAAAGAAACAGTTGACTTTGATTGGGATTCCGGTACTTTAGCAACAGATGGTAAGCCTATGCTTCAGTTTAACAAAGAATATTGGTTACCATCTAAAGATGGAGATCAGCCAGAGATTGAAACGCTCGGCGGTGAAGGTCCAGACTTATCTGACACCGAGGCACTTAAGTACTTCTCAGATAAGTTAAAGCATGTTTCTAAGATTCCTTATTCTAGATTCTTATATGAAGATGGAGGAGGAGACTTTAACCTCGCTGCTGATGGTATGATTAGAGATGAAATTAAGTTTAGTAAGTTTATTAATAGACTTCGCTCTGTATTCCAAGAGGTTCTTGTTAAGCCACTTTATATTCAAATGTGCTTAAAATATCCTGAGTTTGCCGAGGATCCTCAGTTTAAAACTCAAGTTTCTATGAAATTTAATGAGGATAATGCATTTGCAGAACTTAAGACTATGGAAATTATGGAGCGCCGACTTGACTTTATTTCATCTATGAGAGATAGCTTAATGATAACTAATCAAGAAACAATGGAAGAAGAATACTACTTCGATATGGAATTCTTAGTCAAGCGTTATCTCAATCTAACACCTGATGATATTGCAGCTAATGATGCAGCTAAATCAAAAACAAGCAAAAAAGATGCTGAAGCACCTATACCCGATGACGATATGGGATTTGGCTTCTAACTTATAATTAATTATGAAATATTTAAGACTATTTGAACAATTTATAAAAGAGGCTAAAGATTCAGTTTTAGCCGGAGATGACTCTAAAGTAGAAGTAGATTCCGTTATCACGGTAAAGGGTAAAAAGATTTCTGCTCAAGAAATTCTAGGGGCTATTATTTCTTCGGATACAGAGAAAGAAATTGAACAATATTTTTATGATAAGTATGGCGAGGGATCATTCTCTATTGAAGCTATGTCGGCTATAAAAAAAGCCTTTAACGACTATGGTGCTGAACAAGCTGAAGAAGAAAAAGAAAAAGAAAAAGAGGAGAAAGAAGCAGAAGAGGATGACGGCGGATTAGGTATCTAATCATTTGATGATTTTTACTACAAAGAAAGCAGATATATAACAAAAATAGACCCATATAATGGCAGATTTAAAAAATTTATTGATAGTCGAGAGATCGTCTGGCAGCTTATCAGTTGCTGGTGAATCTAAAGACTATGTGCTAGAGGGTATTTTTGGAGAAATTGACTCTAAAAATAAGAACAATCGTATTTATACAGAAGGTGAATACGTTCCCCAAATTGAAGCACTACAAAATAAAATCAAGTCTTCTAAACTTCTAGGAGAATTAGACCACCCTCAGCAATTTGATATTTCATTAAAGAATGTTTCTCACGTGATCGAGGAACTTTTTTATGATGGAGACTCTAAGCAGGTAAGAGGTAGAATTAGACTACTTGATACTGATGCTGGAAGACAAGCTAAAGCACTAGTTGATGCTGGTGTCCCATTGCAAATTTCTTCTAGAGCTGCCGGTACTGTGGAGTCTAGCGGAAAAGTAAAAATCAAGCAACTATTTACTTATGACTTAGTTGCAGATCCTGGTTTCGAGAATGCCGAACTCTCAAGAGTAAATGAGTCATACGGTTTCTCTAATGATGAAAATTTATTCATCTACGAGATCGGATCTTCTCAAGTATTAGAAACAACAAACTCAAATCAAAATAATATTGAAAAAATGGAAGAATTTGTAAACGCAAATGACTTCAATAAGTATACAGAGTACTTGGCTGAAGAGATTAAGACTCTAAAGAACTCTATCGATGAAGTCAAGACAGGATCTGATAACGCTCCAGTTACAGAACAAATCCAAGAGGTTATCGCTCATAACGATCACTTAGTTGAAAACATTAACAGAATCTCTGAGTACACGCAGTACTTGGCAGAACAGTTAGATAAGAATATCCAATACACAGAGTATGTCGCTGAACAAGCTGATAATGGTATTCAATATGCTGAGCACGTTGCAGAAAAGCTAGATCAGTCTATTCAATACTCTGAGCACATTGCAGAAAAAGCAGATCAAGGTATTCAATACTCTGAACATGTTGCAGAAAAAGTTGATCAGTCTATTCAGTATACTGAAACTGTAGCTGAGTCAGTAAACAAGTTGAAAGAGTATGCTAACTATATTGCAGAGGCTAGCAACGAAGGTTTTACTGAGAACGATAAGTTGATTGAATATGTCGACTACTTGAAGGAGAACCTAGAGTCAGTTACAGAATATGCACAATATATTGCTGAGTCTATTAACGAGAATCTAGTTACCGAAGAAGAAGGTACTGAGGCTGGTAAAGAAGTTGAAGATCTTGAAAAGGACACTGAGGTTGGAGATAACTCTAAAGAAGGAGATGTATCTAAAGACATTGAAGATGCAACTACTGATGCAGAAGACCTAAAGGCTGATCTTAAAAAGTCTGACTCTGAAGTTGAAGATGAGACTAAGGACGGAGAAGATCCAGCTAAGTCTGACGTTGGTGAAGACGGAGCCCATGATCCACTAGAAGCTTACAAGACTGAGATCACATCTAAGCTTGACACTCTAGTTGAGAAGGCTCTAATCAAAGAAAACGAAAACCCATCATTCTTTAGAATCGTTTCTGGTTCTACTCAGTCTAAGTACAATGAGTTGAATGAGGATGCTAAGAAAGAAGTTAGACAAGCTGTTGCTAAGCGTGGCTTTATGACTGAATCACAAATTGTTTCTCTAATCGAGTCTTCACAATTGATTGTTGAAAACAGAAATGCAGAGCCATTTGTTCTATCAGCAATGCCTTCTGAGTACAAAGAGCAGTGGGAATCATTGTCAGAGTCTAAGCAAGCACAAGTTCTTGCTCAGTCTAAGTACTTTACTCTAAACACTGAGTATCAAGTAGCTAACTTCTGGCAAACTAGAGACCTAAGAGAGTCTAAGCCTAATATGGAAAGACTTGAAATGGTCAACGAAAATAAGTCAGTTCAAGAAGAGACTAAGCCAATGTATGACGTCTCTACTTATGCTGATCAATTAAAGAAGAGATTTAAGAAATAATGAAATACGTAAAATTATTCGAACAGTTTCTCATAACTGAGAAGTCAATTGACGTCCATGATAAAGTAAGGACTGACCCTGCATTTGCTAAAAAGATGTTACGCTATGCAGATGAAGAATCCGAAGGCGGCGCAGATTACCAAGAAAGCTACACTGTACAAACTAAACCACCTAATTGGGATGGACCTTTAATGACTTTCGGTACACTTGATGCTATATTTGGTATGTTAGGTCGTGATGTTGACGAGGCTCCTTTTGATTGGGGTGTAAATGTTGCTAACGACAGAATTGAATACTTTGCTGGCGATGATGATTATTCAATACCTTTTAATTTACAAGATGCTAAATTGGTAGATGTAATTAAAGTAATTACGCTTGCAATGAAAAAGGCTAAAGCAGCATACGAAAAATAATCAATAAAAATATATAAAACTATCGACGAATAGGGCGACAGAAGCAGAAAGCCCAAGTAAATGTCGAATTTAAACAAACCGCAAAAAAAATAAAAATTTAATTATGCAAAAAATTAATGAAGCGGAAATCAGAAATACTTGGGCTCCAATTATCGAGGAGGCTACTGGCATCTCTGATTCTAACAAGCTAGCTTGGATGAGCGAATACTGCCACAATCACAAGCTATATGAGGACGCAAACATCATGTCCTTAGGAAACAACCCTGGCCCTATGAACCTAACAGGTATGGGCGCAGTTACCTTCCCAGGCGCAGCTAACACTGCAAACGTTGGAGGTTCTGGCACTCCTGGTTCAGGCGACAAGGCTCCAACTCTATTGCCATTGGCGATGCAAGTTGCAGCTCAGACTATCGGTCTAGACTTGGTACCTGTTGTGCCAATGGCTGGTCCTATGGGTCTACTATCTTACCTAGACTTCACTTACGAAGGAGGTACAGTTGGCACTTTCACTGGTAACGGTTTAGGCGCTGCTGAAAACCCAACATACGTTAAGGCATCTGGCGCTGGCTCAGCTAACATCACAGCAGTTGGTGGTACTAACGGTGAGTACACTTATGTTGCTGATTCTAGAATCGACGGTAAGCAAATCTACTTAGTAGTTTCTACTGACGGTGCTAACTCTAACGTTGCTGCTGACTTAGAAGCTGCAGGTGCAGACGCTGGTTCAGTTGAGCTAGTTAAGGCTCTTGACGATCACATCCCAGGTTTCTCTGGTAATGCTGATGGTTCTCCTTACTCAAGAGAAGACGGTGAAAGAACAGCTGACAGACTAATGGGCATGAGCCTATTCAGCAAGTCAGTTGCTGCTGAAACTTTCCAAGTTGCAGCTGCTGTTACTCGTGAGCAGGTTCAAGACTTGAAGCAATTCGGCGTTGACGCTGTTGCTCAGGTTGAGTCAGTTCTAACTAACGAGTTAACTCAGTCTATCAACGCTCACATCCTAAGAGCAATGAGAGCACTAGCTATTACTAATGCTCAAGCATGCTCATTCTTAGGTGCTGACGCAGCTACTAACACTGAAGGTGAACTAGATCTAGCCCCAAATACTAACTACGGCGGTGAGACTAGAGGTGAAGCTCACAGAAGAATGTTGACTAACATTCTAGCTGCTGCTAACCTAATTGCTAACAGAGGCAGAAGAGGTGCTGGTAACTTCGCAGTTGTTGACGCTAAAGTTGCTTCAGCTATGCAGGGTATTGCTGGTTTCGTACCAAACCCAATGGCTAACACATTCAACCAGGTTGCAGGCGCAATCTACCCAGTTGGATCTGTTGCAGGTATCAACGTCTACACTGACCCTCTAATGGCATTTGAAGGCGATACTCAAGGCCACGAGATCCTAGTTGGTCGTAAGGGCGACGGTAACGGTCCTGGTCTAGTATTCATGCCTTACTTGATGGCTGAATCAGTACAGACTATCGCTGAGGGTACTATGGCTCCTAAGGTTGCAGTTAAGTCTCGCTACGCACTAGTTGAGGCTGGCTTCCACCCAGAGACTCAGTACATCTCGTTTAATGTTAAGAATGGTACATTAGAGCTATAATCTTAAAGATTAGAATTCAATACATTTTAAGGAAAGCCCGCATTTGCGGGCTTTCTTTTTGCTTCAAATTTAGATTTAACAGGAGGATATATACAAAAACGATAATATAATAATTATTAACATGAAACTAAAGAATAAACTAAAAATGTTTGAGGAGTTTACTTCCGCTGAGAAGAACACTGAAACTACAATCGACTCAAAAGGAGCAGTAAAGACTTCATCAAATCAAACTACAGCTATTTTAGATGACGTAGATGGCATTTTAAATAATTTAGAGACTTTGTCCAAGCAAATTGATGAGAATATAGACGAAGCTATTGATTCTATTACTAATGATTTTTTAAATAATGCTCTTAATGAAGCCACAGCTGGTGAAATGATGATGCAAATGTTTAAAGATATGGGAGCTGCTGCAAAACTAGGTGCATCTTACAAAAAAATGGCGGCTACCAAAGCGTCTATAGATACTGATAAAAAAGTATTTGCTTTAAAATTTGCTGAAGAGAAGCCAGAAAAGGTAGAGGTGGCTCTTGATAAAATTAAAGATAAGCTTAATGATGCGATTAAGGCCGAGAAAGATCCAGCTAAGAAACAAAGGCTAAGAATGCAAAGAGATAAAAAATTAGAAACATTAAAGACTCAAGTTTCAGCTAAGATAGACAGAGAAAAGCAAGATAAAGACAAAAAATTTGATAGAGACTCTGCAGATGCACAGTCTGCAATTACCAAATTATTGGGAGATAATAAAATTACGTCTCCTATAATGTCAGCTAGATGGGAGGCTCAAAAGCTAACTATAGATAGAAATATAGAGGATGCAAATATTGAGGCAGAAAGAAATGCATGGGATGAATTTATAGAGGACGAAGATAGAATAAAGAGGTTAGAAGCAGATCAACTAGAAAGATCTAAAAAGGATGCTAAAGAAGCCGATGAGCGTCTAGCACAAGCTAAGGCTGATGCTGAAGAAGCTCAGGCTGAATTAGACGATAAAATAGCAAATGCTCAAGGGGATGAAAAAGATGCTTTGGATAAACTTAAGGAATTTAATGATGCATATCTTGATTTCTCCGATAAGATGAATCTAACTAAAGAATCTACTTCTGAAGAAAAGAAAGCAGCGAGCGATGCTAGTACTAGATTTATCAATGCAGACCAAGCTTTAAGCAAAAAGACAATGAAGGACGCTTTTGGATATGAAGACGACGTCGATGCTTCAAATGCACTGGCTGAATTTAATGAGAGAGCAGAGGAGTTAAAGTCAAAATATAAGGCTATTAAAGCAGAAGCAGGCGTAAGATCATCAGACGATGAAGAAGATGATTCAAATTCAGAACCAGATCCAGCAGACGATGGCGGCGAAGAGCGTACAGCAGAACAAATACAACAAGAAATTGACGATCTAGATCAACAGATAACTGATAAAGAAGCAGATTTAGACTCTAAAAGAGAAGAAATGCAAAATTCAGAAGCTGGTCAAGAATATGCAAGGGTTCAGTCAGAATATGACTCTTTAAGGTCGACTCCAGAGGCAGATCGAGCAGACGATCATCAAGAGCAATTGCAAGCTCTTGAAGATCAAATGGATCAAATAGAACAGGATTTTAGAGAAAACGATTCATTAGGTCAAGCAATGTCTACACTTGAATCAGAGATAGAATCTTTAAAAGATCAAAGAACTGAAAAGCAACAAGAACTTAGAGATTTACCTCAAGAATCTTTTAATTATGAAAACGTTACAGAATCATATGCATTTAAATCAGGCTCTATTGCTGATAGATTTAAAAGATTACTATAAATATTAAAGACGGCGTTTAGCGCCTTTCTTTGCAACTTTAAGGAACTCCTGTCTCTCATTGAGCAGGAGTTCTTTGCATTTCTTGCGAAACTCAATTGAACTTTTAAGTATACGACTGTCCACCATTGGGGCGTTCAAAGTATCGTGATACTCTGGATGGACAAAGTTTTCTAAATCAAAATTCATAAACTTGGCTTTGATGGGTCTTAGGCTTATAGCGCATTGCCAATCTATGTAGTTGGTCACTTCCTTAAACTCTTCTAAGCTGACAGGCTTCTTATTTTCCCAGTCATAATAAAGCCTAACTGAGGCAGCATCGCGCTGCCCAGGTCTTTGCATTTTTATGGCACACTCTATAAACTGATCGCTTTCAGCCCATCTTTTTATGTGTCTATGTTCAACTAGAAACTTTCTATGAACTTTTAATAGATTTCTTAGTATAACACCGTAACGATTTTTTGGGTAAGGCCCATTTGTCCTTTCTATCTTAATCCTTCTCCAATCTATCATATAATATCTATCATATAAACAATTTATGCCTTTAAGCATATAACTTACAAAGCTATAAATATGCAATCGATCAATCAGCTCTTTACAGAAAAGTACCGACCTAAAAATCTAGACGATCTCATTTTGCCAGATCGAGTTATGACCAAGTTTAAAGATGGCCTAGTTCAAAATATGCTTTTTGCAGGTTCGCCTGGCACTGGCAAGACTTCAACTGCTAAAGCTGTTGTTAATCAATTTAATCTACCGTATCTTTACATTAACGCCTCAACTGATACTTCGGTCGATGTGATTCGCACGCGTATCATTGACTTTTGTTCTACTGTCTCTATTATGGATGACCCGGGTGCATTTAAGGTTGTGATTCTCGATGAGGTTGATGGTGTTTCTGATCAATTCTTTAAGGCTTTGCGCGCTACTATGGAGCAGTTTGCTTCTAATAGCCGATTCATTGCTACTTGTAACTATATTAATAAGATTCCAGATCCTGTCTTGAGTCGATTCGAGGTTATTAACTTTGACTTCGACAAGCAAGAAGAGTCTGAATTGACCAAGAAGTATATCAAGAGAGTTTATCACATCTGTAAGCAAGAGGGTTTGACTATTGAGAAAGACGCTCTTGTCGAATTTGTTCGTAGAAACTTTCCAGATCTTAGAAGCACTCTCAACAAGTTGCAAGGTTTTAAGACTCAAGGCACTACTACAATTAAGGTCGATGATGTTAAGCGATTCAACTCGGTCTTTAAAGATGTATTTGAGTTGATATTTAACGAGACTGATCCAGCTAAAAACTATCAAATGTTGGTTAGCAATTATGCTAATCGAGTCGATGATGTTCTTCAGTCACTTGGAGAAGAATTTATTGAATACATAAACCAAGAACAAACACAAAGTAATAAACATATTCCACAAGTCATTATTTCGGTTGCTAAGCACCAGGCTCAAAGAGTTGATGTGATTGACCCTGTAATTACAATGTTGAGTTGTGTTTATGACATACAAACGATAATTCGTTCGTAAAAAAATGTTAAAATGCTTTCAAGTTAATCTTGAATTCGTTATATTTAAATGAAAGAAGAAATGAAGGTGGGAAAACATACTCTATTGATAGACGGAAACTACTTCGTCTTTAGCAGGCTCTTTGTGATGCCTAAACCAAAATCAGGTAAGCTCTTAGGAGATGATAAAGCTCGTGCTCAATTTATGAGAAAGCTATGCATTGACTTTGCCTCTGAGATGCGTAAACTTAATGCCTTCGTTGATGACGTGGTTATTGCAGTTGACTCTAAATCATGGCGTAAAGATCTATATCCTGAGAGTGATTATAAAGGCACTAGAAAGCAATCTTCTGATGTAGATTGGAATGCAGTCTATGGCACTTATGAGCAGTTCCAAGAGATCCTAAAGACTAAGGGTGTTACAATCCATCAAACCCAAGGTGCTGAGGCTGACGATGTACTTTTTGGCTGGTCTACAATGCTTAATGGTCGTGGTAAATCATGTATTGTTTGGACAGGCGATCGAGACTTGATTCAGTTGGTTAACTATTCAGAAGCCAACGACGCTCACACTATTTGGTACTACAACACTAGAAAAAGCTTGTATACCTTTGAAGGTTTTACTCAAGCGATGGAAGCTTCTGCTTCTTCTGATCTATCAAATGATGATATGCTTTTTAATATGGGAGGCCAACATATGATGCGCGACCGCTATCAAGGAGATATCTTACAATGGGTCAAAGACAATAAGGTTGAAATTACCGAAGTTGATTGCGACTTGTTTATCTTGAATAAGATTTTAGTAGGTGATAAGTCAGATAATATTCCTTCGGTTGTTACATGGCAAAAGGAGATGAAAAACGGCAAGCTTCGTAATTACTCTATTACTGATAAAACGGCTAACAAGATTATTGATCAATTTTTAAAGGAGCATAAAGACTTTAAGATTGATTATCTCTTTTCTAAAGAAGCTAAACAATCTATATGTGATATCATTTATCGTGTAGTTGGTCACAGTAATTTGGCTTTGATTCAAGCAAATCTAAATAGTAATATTTCGCTTATGCTACTTCATACTAAAACTATTCCAGACGCTATTCAAAGCGCTATTTATGAAACTATTGATAGAGAATGGGAAGGCGCTGTTGATAATATTGAGGTCTTGCTTGACAAAGATAAAATTCTCGAAGGCACTGATTGGTTAAAGGGCAGTTCAGCTCCAGCTTCGGTTGATCCATTTGCAAACATGGAAATTCCTGAAGAGCCTATTAAGAAGGTCGAAGGTCGAAAGGAGGTAGAAAATAATCCTAAAACTAGAAAACTAAGTGACTTATTCTAAGTATAAAGATATGGAAACAGTAGAGCTTATTTTAAAGGAAGCATCAGCGTACGGCCTTCAAGAAGAGGTAAAACTTTGGGCTAATAAAATGATGCAAGATCACCCTCAACTTAACGAGGTAGATGCATATACGTTTGCATATCACGAATGGGTTAAATAATGCTAGACGAAACTAAACTTTTTGACTTCGTGAAAATTATGTTCACGAAGCGAGCTGACTATACTAAAATTAAACAACATAGTAAAAAGCGACATCATTTTATGATTAATCGTTTCTTTGCTATTAAGTATCCAGCTAATGCTAACGAATTTAACGTTAATGGTATTAATGGTGCTTCGGTTATTGATTGTTGGTCAATGGTAGCCGGTAGATTTAAATCTGTTCCGGGTTGGTTTTACACTAAAACCAAAAAAGCGGCTAAACAAAAACCTGATAAATATATTCCATCGGAAGAAGCAGTCCAACTCTATTTAGATAAAAACGAAATAGGAAAACGCGAATATCAAGAATTGATTACATTTGCAAAGGAAGAGCTTTACTCCGATCTTAAAAAGATAGAGGAGCAAATCAATGTTTACGGAAAATAAAGATACTTTTGCCGAAGTTGTAGATATCACTCTATATCGATATAATTCGGTAGATAATCGTATTTGGGCTATACTTAAGAATAGCGAAGCTCATAAAAAATTGAGTAAGCATTCTATTTTGGTTTCTAGTGATTCACTTAAAGAACTTCTATTAGTTCACTTTAGGAAAGAGATTAATAGAGTTGAATCTCTACATAGCTCTATAGTCCATAAAGAAGCAACATCTGTTTACTTCTTATGGAAAATGCTGGAAGATCTTTTAGGATTAAGATGGGTTAAGTTTACGCTTAACTCTAACGTAGCTTATAATAGAGTCGTTGACATAGATGATATGAAGACAATCAAGTATTCAGTCAAAGTTGTTAGAGGTACATTAAGAATGTTCGATATCTTTAACCCAGCTCAACTACCCTTAATCAATACTATATTACATAAGGCAAATGTATTGAAGCCTAATCAACAATTCACAATTATTAAGGTTGAGGATTTTATGACTAAGCTAGATATTCTTTTGGCTAAAAATAACTCTAGCGAAATTGCAACTCCAGTTAATGCCATTTTGGCAGAAATAGATCAATATCACACAGATAACCCTGAATTGCTATTAGTGACTGATTTCGACTAAGATATATAAAAGAAAGTCGAACACTATGGGAAAACGCGAAGGTCTTGTTTATTTAGTAGTTGCTCTTTGGGTTATATTAGGAGCTTTAGGAGCTTTTAGAGAAACAACTTTATCTGAACTTTCAGTCTATTTTGGTTCACTAACGGCTTATGTTGGTGTTTATGTTTGGTCAGAGACCAAAAAACCTTCAGTTAAAACTAGTGTTTTTAAAAAGGGTCCAACTTCAAGAAGAGAGGCTATGATATACATAGTAACATTGTTGTGGGCTCTTGCCGGCGGATTAACCATGTGGTATAATCAAAACTTAAATGACTTGACAGTCTATTTTGTTTCTTTATCTGGCTTTGTAACAAGCTGGATTTTAGGAGAAGTTTATAAACCAGAGGACGAAGTCAAGAAAAATATTACTAAAAAGTAATGGTAACTGGCTTTACAGCAAATGAAGTAGGAGACGTTTTAATAGCTAGACTTAAAGAGCCGTATAACGGGATTCTAAGGGTTTTGGGTTGGCAGATAGTTGCAGGTTTAACTACTAATAGAACCGATGGTATAACCTTACTTTTTACACAAGGATCTACAACGGTTCAAGCCACTCAAAACATTACATTGAGTGCTGGTGAAAGAATCATCGTAGGAAACCAATATTTTACTATTGCTTCAGTTAACGGTACTCAGTTTGAAGTTGAAGAGATTCCATCTTTTACAGCAGGTGGCCTCAAGTTCTATGAAGAGACTAACGAAAACAATAAGTTTGTTTACGAATACAGATGGTCTCAAAATAAAGATGCTAATGGAGGTGAAATGTCAGAGTTTAAGCCTTTGACAGAAGACTTAAACTCGGGTGATTTATTTACCCTAAACTTTAATTCTACTTTACCACTTTGGTTAGATGTTAGAGCTACTGTCGATAGAATGTCAGTTGGCGGATCTGTTAAATCATTAAGTATATTAAGTATAACATACGAACTTGAAACGGCAGATGGAACAATCGAAGCATGCCCTCAATTTTGTGCAGATTGTGAAGATCCATGGGCGTTTGTAGGTTGTGAAGGCATTACAGTAGAGTGCGAGACTAACTTATTTAATCCTTACGAATTACAAAGACCAGTTAATCTTTATAAGCAAATTACAGATATTTCTACTTCTATATGGGGACATGAAGTACGTTACTTTAGGGTTGAGCCTGATCAAAGATCTAAGGATGTAATCTTAATGGAATATTCTCTTTACAACGTGGTAGAAGAAGGCACGGTCAAGATTATGGTTCCCGATAATGAATTTCCTACCGAAGAGTTTAGTTATGATATTTTCGGTATGGGTTTTGAAAACTTTGAGATTCATATTACTAAGACCGAGTTTAACAATGTATTTGGTATTGGACCATCGCCTAGAAGCAGAGACTACTTATTTTTCCCATTCAATAATAGAATGTATGAAGTTGTCTCAGTTACGTTTGCCGACGAGTTTAATAGAAGCTTAACATATTGGAGAGTTCAGCTTAAGAAATACGAGGACAGAACCTCTAGTATTCACACTGACGATGTCGTTGAACAAACGGTTGATGATTTAGTTGTTGGGGTAGAAGAGGTATTTGGTGAAGAAATTCAAGAGGAGTATGAGAAGGTTACAAAGCCTCAACAATATAAAACAGTATTCCATGTTGTACAAGATGGAATTAGATCAGCGATTCATAAGAAGTTAAAAATTGCCGATATAGATTTAAGAAATAGATGGACAGTTATTTCTAGAAACTACTATGATTTAACTACTGCTGGAGATAAGGTAGAACAACAAGATGGTACATACGCTTTTGAATTTGATGAGGCTATCATCTATAACTTAAACTCTTCATTGGCTGCCGATAATAATTTAGCTTATACTGGATGGTTTAAGCCAACCTTAAACACGACATTTGCAAATACGCATCAAACTCTACTTGATGGCTTAGATGGAGATAAAGGCATTATGATCGAGACTTCAAGGGTTGAATTTAGAATAACTCTTAACGATCAAGTTTACACATATGATTTTGGTGCAGTAGATAGTCAAGATAATCCATTCTTTGAGGCTACAGATACGATGTGGTTCTCTATGGTGATTAATATAAGTAATCAGTATAATGAAATGTCTGTAAATATTTATAGACTAAATGGTGAGGTTAATGAAGGATTACCTCAAAATGCGCCTAATAGATTAGAACTAATGTTCAACGAAACCACGACTATTCCTGTTGACCTAACTTGGGAAACTGATAAGCAGTATACTTTAAGAGGAGGTTATATGAATATGACTAACATCAGGATCTTTACTAAAACTATTGGAGCAGAGCAACATACAAATGTATTACAACAATATGTTGTTAGAGATTCACACCTTAACATTTTAACTGACAACGCTATACCGAGCATTATGCTTAGAAAGTATAGTCAAGGTAAATAATTTTAATCTATAATTTCTTAGTTTGGCCACTAGGGATATATAGAATATAATATCATAATATGAGCGAGAATAAGAAAACAATCTCTGAACAAGCTGACGAGATACGAAAGGAATTAGATGATTTGATAGGAGGAAACGAAGAACTTGATATAGATTCTGATCCAAGTGACTTGCCTATTATCAATCAGCCTTTAATGCCATCAGTAAACTATACTGAGATGAAGGGCAAAGCTAGTAAGCAAGCACAAAAGACGATTACTAGCCTAATGAAGTTTTATCTTGATGCAGAAATCATAGAAAAAGACGAGTATATCGCAGCTAAAAAGAAGATGGATGAGATGACAATGGCTTCTCTAATCTATCAACTACAGGCTGGTGAAAGAGCTTTGACTACTTTACTTGAGACCATTGACGGGGGTGAATTGGCTCCAAGAATGTTTGAAGTTTTGGCTACTTTGCAAAAGTCAATGCTTGATATCATTAAGTCACAGACCATGTACTTAATGGCGGCCGAAGAAGCAACTAAAAGAATTGCCCGCGATGTTGAAATTTATAACAAAAGAGTTGGCGATAAAGAAATAGAAGAGGCAACTGGAGGCAATAGTAGTGATAACTCAAACATCATGAGAGGCACAAAAGACCTAATGGCCCAGATTCAGGCTGGTATTGCAAATGCCAACGAAAACATTGAAGACGCAGAAATAGAAGATATTGACACTTAATGAGTGATTACGTTGGAGATAATAAATGGATTCCTAAAGGAGAAAGTTCTGTAGAATCTGAAAGAACTATATGGTCAACCAAACAAATTAACGACCTTATGGTTGCTCTTGATCAGGGTTATAGACCTAAAGTCAAGATGCCTTTTTATGAAGGTAAGCAATTCTTAAAGAAGGGTAATATTGTCTTTGAATATACTGATGAAGAAATAGCTGAATTGGCTAGATGTGCTGCTGATATCAATTATTTTGCAGAAAAGTATGCTGTTGTTATGACAGATGAAGGTATTCAACGAGTTAAGCTTAGGGATTATCAAAAGACTATGCTTAGAAACTTCCAACATGATAGATTTAATATTGTGTTGGCCTCAAGACAGATGGGTAAAACAGTTACGGCATCTATTTTTAACGCATGGTATTTAACATTTAACAATGATAAAAACACTCTACTTTTGGCTAATAAAAGTGAGACGACTAAGGAAATCATTGATAAAGCTAAAATTGTAATTGAGAATTTACCGTTCTTTATGAAACCCGGTATTATCAAATACGACGTTATGAATGTCAAATGTGACAATGGTTGTCGATTAGTTGGTCAAGCTACTACTGCTAAGGCGGGTATTGGTTTTACTATTCATAATCTATATCTAGACGAGTTTGCACACATTCATCACACTATCGTTGATACGTTTTATGAAAACGTTTATCCAACGCTTTCAGCTTCTAAGGTATCTAGAATTAATATTACTTCGACGCCCAATGGATTTAATAAATTCTATCAAATTTATTCAGCTGCTGAAAGAGGTGACAATGAATATACGCCATTGCGCATCGATTGGTGGCAGCACCCAGATAGAGATGACGCATGGTACGATAGAGAACTTAAAAACTTAGGTTCTATAGAAGCCTTTAATAGACAATATGGTAATGAGTTCGTCAGTTCTTCCAATCTACTTTTAGATCCAGCTGACATGAAAGTTATGCGTAAGGGTATGAAGAAATACGTTTGGCATGACATGGAAGAATTTGATGTAGCTAAGTTAGATACTAAAGGATTTTTAGGCTTTCATCCTGATTTCGATACAGAGGACGCTAGATATAGTGAAAATTATTGGCTATTTACTGTTGATATTGCAGAGGGTAATGGAGGTGACTATTCAGTTATCAATGTATTTAAAGTTTCTCCTATGGAAGATAGAGAAATCGAGCATGCTAACAATCCAGGTGCCATGTACGACTTCTTTAAATTAGAACAAGTATGTGTTTTTAGATCTAACGAGCATGTTATTGAAGACTTTGCTAAAATATTATATGTTTTAGCTATAGATATATTTTATTTTGAAAATGTCAAAATGATAATAGAATACAATACATATGGTACGGTCCTTTTACAATACTTAAGATCTATTTTCCCTCAAAGAAATGATTTTGATGACGATATGATTGTGCGCTTTAGGCATAGGCACGATTCTAAAACCTTAAAACCAGGCATTAAGTTAAGATCTGATAATAAAGCTATTTTTTGTCAAAACTTTGCTAAATTGCATAAAACAAATAGAATTAAACTTACTGATGAAGAGACCATTAAAGAAGCAAGTTTATTCGGCACATTACCCAATGGTTCTTATGGTGCTCAAATGGGTAACGACGATATTATAATGACAGCTATTACGGCAACAGAATTCTTTAATACTACTGACTATGCAGATTATGTAGAAGAATTATTAGACTTTATCGATGAAAGCAAACATGCTAAAATGGAAGAAGTTTTATATAGAGACTCTCAAGACGCAGGTGATTTACAATATGACATCTATGACTTGATATAAGTAAAAACATCTAAGAAGACAGATATATACAAAAAGAAAAAATAAATTAAAAAGAAATGGCAATAAGTCCCGAACTACAACAGTTTAAAAGCTCTGGTGTTTATAGACTAGAGTTTGATAAATCACAAACGGTAAATGTTCCACAGGAGACTATTAGATTGGTCGTTGGTCACTCACAGACTGGCCCATATAATACTCCAGTGTTCATTGAGAACACAGAACAATTTATTCAAGCTTTCGGTTCTGTTGATAAGAACCTAGAAAGAAGAGGAATGTACTTCCACAGATCTGCTTTAGAGGCTCTTTCAAGAGGACCAATTTTAGCGGTTAATCTACTTAACGTCGAAGAAGGTGATGAAGCTTCTTGGGCATCTGTAGTCACAAATGGTTCTAAGCAAGGCCTTTCTTCAGATAATGGAGAGTCTAGCTTTGCAAGCTACCATGATACCGAAAGATTTTGGATTCCAACTGACGATAAACTATTAAGAGTTGTTAGAGAATCATATGGTCTAGATGATGCTGAAACAGCTATGCAAGACAGAACTCTAAACTTTGTTAATATCAAGCAAGATCCAATCACTGTTATTGTAAGACAAGCTGCTGACACAAGAGGTTTTGAAATTACAGCGAGAGAGTGGTATGGAGAAGGAAATCAACCTGAAGGCGTTGACCCTTTGGACTACGTTTCAGAGTACATGGTAGATGTGCTTGTGTTTAAAGGTAAATTCGAAGCTTCTGAATTAAATAACGATCCAGTTTATGGAACATATTTCGATGAATACGGTCTTGAAAAAAATAAGCTTGCTGCATTTGCTAACTTAAGAGAAGTTTCTCTAATTGCAAACTACACTGGATCTTTAATTCCAGACTTTATTGATCTAGAAGGCAGACAAATGTATATTGAGGCTTTAATTAACTTAGAAACTAGAAAGACTGGTCTTTTCTGTGCAATTAATGAGGATGCTACATCTTATGTAGATTTAGTAGGAGACTCTTTTGATGCATATCAAGACTATGAAGTTCTTTCTCATATTATTAAGCAATCTACAGCTGTTGATCAATTAGGAGCAGCTGAAGTTACAAATATAGCAGTTACTGGTCTAATTGATAAAACTGATGTTAATGAACTTAGAGTTTACGGACAAGATTTAGAAGCAGATCTTCTAGAAGGCGACTTTATATCTTCTTCAGAATCTGGTGAATTTGCAAGAGTTGAAAACGTAGAATATTTTGCAGCAGCTGATGTTACAGTTATAACGACTTCTGGCGAAGAGGTTGCAGATTTAGGAAACGGAACATCTGGAACTCCTCTTTCTTTTGCTTCAGCAGACACTCCTGTTCAATTTGTAAACGGAAATACAACATTTAGATTTTTGAACGTTACTGGATTCAATACAGGTTCAGCAGTTGTTGGAGCCTTCGTTGAATTAAACGGAGCATGGTATGAAATAGTTAATGTTACTGAAAACGCAGGTCAACTAGATCTTCAATTAGATATTACAATTACACAAGGTCTACAAGACTGGATTAATAATTTAGATTTAACTCAACCTCTTTCATTAGCTATTAACACAGTAGCTCCAGCTCAAATTGGTAAATATACAATCGATTTAAACTCTAGAGTTATAGAATTCCCAGATGCTCAGCAAGATGGCTGGACTCATGAAATTCAAGGCGCAGGAGTTATTATCTTTGACAAAGCACAGCAGCCTGGTGACCCAGCTCCTACATTTAATGATGATATTAAAGTAGGACAATACATGTCTATTCCGGGTGGAAAGCTTTCTAGAATTCTTCAAATTGCTAAATCTACAGCAGAAGAAGGAAATGGAGTTATAAGACATAAAGTTACGATTGTAGGTCATAGACAAATTGATGCAAGACCACTGTACTCTTTCAAATCATATGACGAAGCAACTACTTCTTATAAGACGTTCCCGTTGTCTGGCAGCGTAATTCAACCTAAGTTGATCGAGAATCTATTAGAGATGTTGGTTCCTGGAGATGATAAAGGATTCGCTAACACATTAGTAGATAAAGATGCTATCACTTACAGATATTTAGTTGATACTTTTGGTTCTTTAGAGAACAATAAAATTTTCAACAAAGTTGAGTTCTGCCAACTTGCAAGAGAAAGACAAAACGCTTCTGCTATCTTGAACGCGCCTATGGTTACAGAACTTAGAAAGTGTTCTAATCCATCTTTTGTCGATGCTAATGACGTATTTAAAACTAAATACATTGGAACTGGAGGTAATCTAGATCAAAACCCATTAGAAATATACAAAATGCCTGAAGTTCTAGAAGGAGCTAACTATGGTTTCTATTATGGTCCTGGTCTAGTAGTCATTGAGAACGGTAAGAGAAAGATTATTCCACCAGCGGCATATGTTTCTAACAACTATATTGATAAATACACTAATGCTTTGCCTTGGTCTATCATTGCGGGTCCAAGAAGGGGCGTTGTAACCGGCGTTGATGTTCAAAGCGTCGAATATGCATTTGATAAGCTTGATAGAGACGTAGTTGAGCCATTCGGTATTAACCCTATCGTATTTGAAAGAGGTGTTGGTCTAGTTGTTAAAGGCAATAAGACTGCGCAACAGAAGATTACTTCAGCTCTTTCTTCAGCTCACGTTAGAGAAGCACTTATTTACATTGAAGATGGTCTAGCAGCTATTCTACAAAACTACTTATTCGAGTTTAATACTGCTCAAACTAGACTTGAGATCAAGACTCTAGCTGACGCATTTATGGAGGCGATTAAGAAGGACGGTGGAGTTTACGACTACCGTAACATTATGGATACAACAAATAACACAAATGAGGTAATTGATGCAAATATGGGTATTCTTGATACTTATGTTGAGCCGGTCAAAGGTTTAGAGATTCTAGTATCTAGAGTCACTGTTCTAAACACTGGTGAAATTGCAACAGGTAACTTCTCATAATCTGTGATATATAAAATAAAATATACAAATTAAAAAATGGCAGGTTTACCACACTATAGAGAAGACCAAACTAGTAAGAAAGGCAGACAATTTGAGCCAGTACAAGCTAACCTATTTGAGGTTACTATACTTGCACCGGACGTTGTCGAAGGAACTGATATGTTACTTCAGCATGTTAATTCAATTTCAGGACTAGAAGGTATTCACAGAGAAGTCGCAGCAATTGAGCAAAAGTATAAGTTTGCTACCAGATCATATGCTGGTATGCCAGATGGAACTGCGCTTGATGTTACAGTTAACTTCTCATTAAACTTAAATGATTCTAACCAAGCTTACGTTTACAAAACGTTAAGACAATGGTACAGATCTCAATATAACCCAGATACTGGTGAAATGGGTCTAAAGAGAGATTACACGGGTACTATAATTATCGTTCAATTCGACAGAAAGGGTGATATTTACAGAAAAGTAACTCTTGAAGATTGCTTTATGACATCGGGTCTTGGATTCACAGGTACTTTAGATTATGGCTCAGCAGATGCTCAAACTCTAGAAGTAACTTGGAGAGCTGACGTCTTTAGCGAAGAGTTAAACTAATAAAAAGTTAAAAGAATAAGGAGAGGTCCTTGAGACTTCTCCTATTCTTTTGAATAATAAATATATTACAATATCAATATATTATGTCGAATAAACGAGATAAATTAACAAAGAAATTACAAGTTCTCTTAACCGAGGATGAGGTAAATCTGGTTAATAGAATCATATTAAATGAAGCAATTGAAAGTGAGTCAAGACCCATATCTGTTAGCGCATTTATTAGAGAATTAATTCAGCGCGAGATTAAACAAAGAACTCCACGACAAATGTCTATAACTAGAGAAAACATTAAAAACCTTAAATCAAAATAAAGGAAATGAGCGATAATAACGAAAAAGAGCTAGAAAGAATACTAGCGGAAAAAGAAGCACAAGCTACTGCAATTGAAGAAGCTGATGTTATTGAAGAAACTATAACTAATCAGGGTTTAGGTTCTGTAAATATGGATAGCTATGGACCTGAAAAAGCAGCACATTCTGATATTCATTTAGGTTGGTATAACCTAAATATGGAAGATTTACCTTCAAGGGGAAGATTTTATCCAAAGGATATGGAAATAAAAATTAGATCAGCTAAGGTTGCAGAAATTAGACATTTCTCAACAATGGATGAGAATAATCTACTTGATATAGATGAAAAATTAAATTCTATTGTTCAATCTTGTACAAACGTATCATGTTCTAGCAAAAGAGTTTCTTTTAAAGACATTTGTGAAGAAGATAGATTTTTTATTATCTTATCAGTTAGAGATTTAACTTTTCCAGAACCAGAAAATGCATTAAAGGTTAATTTTACAGCTCCTAGCGGTAACTCTCATGACATTGAAATAAAGAGAGATTACTTTAGATATTTTGAGATTCCTGGTGATATTGAAAAGTATTACGACGAGGCGTCTAGGGGATTCGTAATTCAAACCAGGTCATATGGCGAAATTTTTATGAAGCCTCCATCAATTGGCGTTATGCAAGAGGTTACAAAATATATTAGAGAAAGACAAGAGAAGGGAATTAATATTGATCAATCTCTTATTCAAATTATCCCATTTATTTCTACAGATTGGAGAAACTTTAATCAAAAGAAAATATTCGATATCGAAGTAGATATGAATGGATGGGATAATAAAAAATATACGCTATTATATAGATTAGCTGAAAAAATGAAAATCGGCATCCAACCCGAAATGAAGGTTGTCGTGGAGGATGAGGAGGCCTCTGTTCCGATTAACTTTCGCGACGGCATCAAATCTATTTTCATTATTCAAGATTTCTCTGGAGAACTTCTTTAAAACTAAGTTTTATTTATACCTTAAGTTACATATTCAACCTTCAGAACTTGACAACTTGGAGTATTATGAATTCCATTATTTAGTCAAAGACTTAGTCGAACATCTTAAGGAAGAGAATAAGCAAAATGAAAAACAAAATGAGGCGTATAACACAAGTATGCCTAAAATTCCAAATATGAAGGTACCAAATTTATCGGTTCCTAAACTATAAGAGAAAGGGGCTTAAAGCCCCTTTCTTTTTGGATATATAATTAGATTAAAATAATATACGGAGTTTCCGTTTACTTTTATGACAGAAAAGCAGTTTCAGGCTATATTAAGCCCTATTTACAGACTAGAAGCAGTGGCTGAGGAGAGAACTCAGCAAATGACTAGCATAGAAATGTTAACAGTCGACGTCAAATCTCTTCAAAAAGAAACAGTAGATGAACTTAAAAAGCAAACTACTATTCTTGGAGATATTAAAAGTATAATGAAGGATCAAGTTAAGAGTAATAGTGAAGGCGGTAAACAAGCTGACGATTTAGATCAAGCCGCTAGATTCAAACCGCTTAGTGTAAAAGACACTGGATTAGCTGCTTTTATGATGGTAAGTTTATCTGCTGCCCTTGTAGCTTCAGCTGGTTTATTTAGTTTAATACCAAAAGTGTCTCTTGCACAATTAGGAACTGCGGTGGTAGTTGGTGCGACTATGGCTTTATTAGCTCCGGGTTTTATCAAAATAGTAGAAACTTTAGGTAAATTAAAGGGTGAAACTAGCGTATCTTATGAAGGCATAGAAGCTTCTAAAGCAGATCCAACTTTTATATTTGCTTCAGCTGGAGCTGCTTTACTTTCTATGTTGGGGATGGTAGCGGCTTTAACATTTTCTTCTTGGATAATGCAGTTAATTATGCCGGTATCTCCAATACAATTATTGACAGCCGTTTTAATGGCCGCTGCATTATTAGTAATGGCACCGACATTTGTTAAAATAGCCGAGACTTTAGGTAAAATGAAAGGCAATGATACTATAGATGCTGGTGAATTAGGATCTATTTCGGCAGTTAATACTAATGGTATATGGCATTTAATGGGGGCTACTATGCTTTCTATTATTGGCTTGGCCGTGGGTATAGTCATAGCTTCTTTAATTTTTCAGCTTATAATGCCAGTTAGCGCAGAAAAACTAATAACAGCGTTTTTAGTGGGTATCGCTTTAACCGGAGCAGCTTGGGCATATGCTCAAGTTCTAGAAAAAATAGAAGGTAAATCCTTTAAGGATGTTCTACTTGCGTCTGCCGCAATACCTCTTATTGCAGCAGGTATTGTACTTTCTAGCTTTATTTTACAAGGTGTTGTACCAATTAAGGATCCATATGTATATGCTACTGTTTTTCTAATAGGCTTGTCTTTAGTCGCCGCAGCTTATAGTTTTAAACTTGTTTTAGACTCTATTAAAGGCGCTAAACTACAAGAAGTAGCTATGGCGGCTGCAGCATTAGTATTTATTGCTGGATCTATATGGGCTACAGCTTGGATATTTACGCAATTGCCAGATACTTTTAATGCGCCTGATTGGAAATGGTCTTTACTGTCAGGTTTAGCTTTATTAGTTTTTGCTTTACCTTTTGCTGGTTTAGCTAGAGCAGTTAGAGGTCTTACTTGGAAAGATATGGGAATGGCTGCAGCCGCAGCTGGTTTTATAGCACTAGGTATAATTGCCACTGCATTCATATTTGACATATACGCTAAAATGGGCGGAGGCTATGGACCTGCTCCAGATCCTATTTGGACTTTAAAAACAGGTTTAGCGCTTATTGTATTCGGTGTTAGTATGACTTTATTGGGTGTTATAACTAAGACAGTGGGAATGAAAACATTGGCAATGGGAGTATTGGCTGCTATTATTATTTCTGTAGGCGTTTTAGCAGTTGCTTGGATTTTAAGTATATTGCCTCCTGCTGGAGAAACTTTACCAATAGATTGGGTTCTTGGTTCTGCATTGGCTATAGGATTATTTGGAGTAATTATAGGAATTTTAGGGCTTATTCCTCTACCTGTTATGTTATTGGGAACTGTGGGTATGATTATTATAGCAGCTGGTATTTGGGTTGTAGCTAACATTTTTGCTAGTTTACCAGATATTTCAAGCACCGCTGAAATGTTAAGTGATGCGCTTTTAGCACCTGTTAATGGTATAGTTGACATTTTGGCTAGATTAAAAAATGAAATAGGTGTCGATAATCTTTTGCCTTTAGCAGGTGGTATTATTGCAATTTCTGTTTCTTTATTAGCTTTAGCAGGAGCGGTTGCTGGCGTTGCAGCTGGTGGATTATTTTCTTCTATAGCTAATGTGGGTAAAGCATTTTTTGATGGTGTGGCTTCTTTATTCGGCGGAGAAAAATCAAAAGGGCCTATTGATATTTTACAAGATATAGTAGCTATGGCTCCTGAAATAGCTAAAGTAGCTAAGCCTATTAGAATCTTAGGGGATGCATTTTCTTTCTTACAAGGCGGGCAAAATATGGAAGTTTTAAATAGGTTCTTTGAACTTATGCAGTTAGATCCAAAGGCATCTAATATAAAGGCGGTTCAAGATATGGCTCCTCCTATAAGGGATATGGTTTCCGCTCTTAGCGGTCTGGATCCAGATGCTCCCAAGAAATTAGAAGCTTTGTTTGCTAATGTTTCTTGGAGCTCTATCTTTACTCCAGTGGCTTCTGTTGCCAGTTCTATGTCTATACTTGCGCTTAACGCTAATTTAGCAGGAGATGGAGTTACTAAAGTTGCGGCAGGCATGGAAAAAATGGTTACTTCTTTAAATTCTTTAAAGAAAGAATATATTGATGCGATTATAAAATTATTCAATGATGTAAACTGGTCACCTCTAGTAGATCCTATTGGTTCTATATCTACATCTATATATAAAATGTCTATAAATGCTGATAAATTGGGCGTAGGTATGAAAATGTCTGCCGATGCTTTAGTTTTAATGTCAGCTATTTCTGTAGAAATTTTAAAAGAAATAGCAGCCGTCTTTGACTCACTATCTCAATCAGACTTAACTAAACAAGGAGAAGCTATGCTACTTAGCATTGCGCCTGCAATTAGCAGTATATCAACAAATATGGTATTAATGAGATCTGATGCATTTATTAGAATGTTTGAAGTTATGGCTTCTAGTAGTAAATCTATTGTGGCAATGTCAAGACCTATGACAAATATAGCATCTGCATTAGATAAAATGGGAGGAGTTAATATAGATGGTATAGAATGGGCTCATAAAATGGCTAGACAATTAGCTAGATCTTCATTTGATTCTCAGGCGTCAGCATTAGAAAAAATAGCTAAGTCATACGCTGATATTTCTAATTCAAGCAATACAATGGACGTTGAAGCTATTAACGCTACAACCGACATGTTCAAAGCGTTAGCATATTTATATCAAAACGGTAGAAGAAATGCAATGGAAGAACTTGGCGAAAAATTAACAGAAGCTATTAAAGAGTTAGCAAGAATGATAGCAGATTTTGAAGGTACTGTTAGCGAACAAGCCGAAGGTAGTAAAAATACTAGTGAAGCTATGGCTAAAGTAATAGATGGCCTTTCTAGTAAACTTGGTATTTCTTCCGGTAACGCGGGTTCTTCTTCTGGGTTTAACGAAGGTGCAGCTGCAATGCAAGAACTTGTCGATCTGTTGGTATCGGGTCAAGCTAAGATTACTATTACAGACCTTGATCCAGTGGCTCAATCTAAATTAGCTTAATTTATTTGAAACTTGATCAAAGAACACTATATAAGATATGTTCTTTGAAAATAACAAATGCGGGCGTGGCGGAATTGGTAGACGCGCTAGTTTTAGGCACTAGTTCCTAGGAGTGAGAGTTCGAGTCTCTCCGCCCGTACTAAATTATAATATGCGCCTATAGCTCAACTGGATAGAGCATCAGCCTTCTAAGCTGAGGGTTCGGGGTTCGAGTCCCTGTGGGCGTACTAAAAAATAAAATTAAGATGAAAGCCACTTCGTACAAAGTAGAAATAGTTGAGTACAGGCTAGAGGAGGATTTATGTGTGTATAAGATAGTTGAAAAACATTATTTCTTAGGAATACGCATGTATATGGAAGAACACCCGAAAGTATTTAGGGACCTAGAATATGCTAAATCGGTTGCAGAAAAAGTATCAAAAAGAATTTACAAAGAATATTCACGAGACATTTTAAGTAAATCAGTAGTTTATAAGATAAATAGTTAAACGGAGAGGTGGCAGAGTGGTCGAATGCACCGGTCTTGAAAACCGGCGTACCTCACGGTACCGGGGGTTCGAATCCCTCCCTCTCCGCCACATAATTTAACTACATTAATTATACATGCACAAGACTAGGCTTTATTACAAATTAGCAGTATCAGATATCATAGAAAATTATGATAATATGTCAAGAGATGAAGTTTTACAATCTCTAAATAAAATTATTGAAGATGACAAAACAAATTATCGTCCGACAACTTCTTGAAAGGGGACATATAACAATTGATGAGGCAGCTGTTCTTTTAGAAAATAAAACAGTTACAGTTCCGTATCATATAAACAATAACGATTATTGGTATTCTACCATTAGCTAAAAAAATTTAGTTAAAATGAAAAGGAAGGGAAAGGTTCGTAATTTCGACGTGGACCCTGTCGATCGCAAGCGTAAGTTAAGCGAAAAGAATCAAAAAAGCAAAAAACAAAAACCTAAAAAGCAATCTAACAATTGGCAAGATTGGCTAGACGAAGATGAATACATTTAACCCCATAGATTATACAGGTATGTCGGAAGACAAATTTAAGCACTTGTATGTTGATAGTATTGTTAATGACAATGCTGTTTGGGGATGTATACCTGAGCCTGCATTTGATAGAGCTTGCCAATTTTTGGCAGAACTTGGTTTTACTAAAATAGACATTGAAAGAGTGATAAATGATCCAGAAGCGGTTCAAACTTACATAGTATCATCAATTAAAAATGTCTAAGATACCTAAGATTTATAAATACGGCATTGAGATTACGAAGCCGTGGTCAAAGAAGATGTATGAATTTAATGATTCGATTAGCAAAATTATGATCGATGACATAAAATCTTTGATAGAAACTTTAGATAACGAAGAGGCTGCGCAAAGTCTCGCTGATATAATCAATCCATATACTTATGGGCAAGGTTACGACTTGGAGCGTATGAAACGTGACATGTTGAACAATACTGAAACTTTCGAAAAGTGGTGGTTAAATGAAATTTGGCCTCAACTAATAGACAATGGTTTTTTAGATCCTATTGTTGATGAACTAAATCAAGACCTTCGAATAATAGGCTTCGAAGATAAGGAAGAAATAGGTTTTTTGCGAGAAGTTTATGGTGCATTAAACAGTGAGTAATCCAGTCCATAAAAATACAAACTTAAGCAATGAAACTTATTTTAGTAGGAAAAGCAGCGTCTGGAAAAGACCATCTTAAAAAGAAAATAGAAAGCAAAGGATTTAAATCTGGTATTAGTTATACAACTAGACAACCTCGTCAAAATGAAAAAGAAGGCGAGGATTATTATTTTGTATCCGAAGAACAATTTGACCAGATCATAGAGTCGGGTGAAATGTTAGAATGGATGGAATTTAATAATTGGAAATATGGTCTTTCTATTGAAGAGTTTGAAAAGGCCGATGTTATGATTATGTCTAAAGATGGGTTAGATATGTTGCCTAAGGCATATAGAGATAGATGTCTAGTTATTTATTTAGATATACCTAGAATGATAAGAGTTCAACGCTTAAATGATAGAAATGATATCAATGATTCTATTTGGCGTAGAATGTCAACTGATGATGAACAGTTTGATAGGTTTAGTGATTTCGATATTCGCATCAAGAATGAAGATTTTTGAGAATATATAAAAAGTTAATTTTTTAAAATTTTAAAAAAATGAAAAATCTAGAAGATTTAAAAGCTCGTAGGACTGAGCTTGAAAAGAAAGCCGAAGAGCTTCAAGTCCACCAGGCAGAGCATGCCTTCGTTATCAATTTAGAAGATAGAAAAATGCTTAAAACTATTATGGATCACCTTAACAAGGGATACACATGGAAGACTCAGAACGCAGCCGTTCTAGTTACATTGTATGATAAGCTTAAAGAACAATCTACCGCGCTGGCGAAGTCCGATAGCGATGGAGTAGTTGAAGTTTCTCTTAGAGGCCACGAACTTAATGGATTGTATCAAGCATTATTGAATGTTGAAGGAACTGGCGTTGAAAGCGCTAGAAAATTTATTAAGATGTTAACAGTTGTAGGAGAAACAGTTACTTTGGCTATGTCTGATCTTGCTGAGATGAATGCCGAGATTCAGAAAGTACATTCTGAACTAGCAGAGCTTGATTCAGAAATAGACAAGATGTCAAGAGTTGAAGAAATCAGCGAAGAAGACGTAGAACTTATTGCAGATGAGACAAGCAAGTAAAAGTAAGAAAAGAATATCATTGTTGGACATGGTTAGCGAGGCTATGACCCACAATGATATTTTTCATACTATAAACTATCGAAATAAGAATGAGGATAGCATTAAGCAATTCATTTATCCTCATCTTGTTGATGCTTTAGCCGAGAGAATGGTCGAAGAAAAGGGTATTTCTAAAGATAGAGCTAAAGAAGTTGTTAAGAAAAATCTAAAATGGGAGGGGAACGTGAATACTACAGTAAATCACGTTCTTTTTATGGGAACTCAAAATAGACCCGATATGGTTTTAGAAACCGAAGGTTTAAAAATTGGAATTGAATTCAAGAAAGGAGAAAGCGGATCTGCACTTAGATCAGGTATTGGTCAATCTATGATTTACTCTACTCATTTTGATTTCGTCATTTATTTGTTTATAGATACTACTGAAGATAAGCGTATTGCTAATTCTGTAGGTAGTACAAATGAATCAGAATTTATAGATCTTCTTTGGAAGGATTTCAATATTAAATTTGTAATTAAATAAATTAAACATAAAAATGAAAAAATTATTTAACTTGACTTTAGCTTTAATATTCACATCTGTTGGATATTCTCAAGATGCTAATATGATAGCTTTACAAAAAGCAGAGACCGTTATATCTAATAATATTGAGTCCGTATCTACTAATTACGATCCGGCTGATATTTACACAATCCCGGTTGTTTTCCACGTATTACATACTGGCGACGTAGTTGACGTAACTCCTAGTTTTATAGAAACGCCTCTTTCTGCAAATGTTTCTAGAGAGCAAATTACAACAGCTGTTCAAAATCTAAGCGAAAGATTTAGAAATACATGGCTTCCATATTGGGACGAAGACGCTGAAGCTATATCGATCGATGCAGGTATTCAATTTGAACTAGCACATAGAGACCCTAATGGAAACCCTACATCTGGTATTCTTAGGCATGATATGTCTTCTGATCCTTCATATGCTGAATATGGTATGGTTTTAGAAGATAATCAAGATTTAACACCTAACGAAAATCAAATTAAAGCAGCTACGGGTTGGCCTAGAGAAAACTACCTAAACATTTGGGTGGCTTCTGAGGTTAACGACAACGATGGAGGCTGTGGAGGTACAGCCTTTGGTATTTTCCCAGTTGAAAATAAAACAGATAGAGACGGCGTAGTTATTCAGCACAATAGATTGGGTTATGGAAACTTCCATAACGTAAATGGAGGTTTAAATGGTAAACTTATAGAAGCTGTAGCTACTTATCTAGGTCTTTATCAGACTTGGCATAATACACCAACATGTGCTGCTGCAGATGCCGAATCGGATTGCTCTAACCAAGGAGACTTTGTTTGTGATACTCCGCCTACTGTAAGAAACTGTAGCAATATTTGTACTAATCGTTGCGAAGTTTTCTACGGTACTCCTCTTAACCAAGAGCCTGACACATATAACTACATGGATGACACAGGAGATTTTTGCAAGAGGAGGTTTACTCAAGGTCAAGTAGATAGAATGAGATCTACTCTTTCTACTCTAAGAAGCGACTTAACCAATTATGTTTGGACAGCGCAAGCTGTTCATGACTTAGCGATAAATAGCATATCTATTAATAGAACAGGCTATAATAAATATACTCCTATTATAGAATTAGAAAATAATGGAGACTTTACAGAAGCGACTTGGTCTGTTACTGTGACATGTGATCAAGACGCTAGTATTACTTACACTATAGATCATCAAGATCTAACTTCTACTTTAGGAGTTGGGAGCGTATTTAATATTGAGTTTCCAGAGGTTCAATTGACTGATTTTCAAACTTGGAGCTTTACGGCTGAAGTTACTAATTTAGATGATGAATATGTTGGTAATAATACGGCGACGCATCAGTTTAATAAAACGCAAGATGGTTTCTTAAGTATTTCAGCTGGTTATAATGGATCCAGGGTTTATACAGATATGGACATTGTAGATGTCGATAACGATAAATTAATTTTAGACGGTAGAAAATATTGGGCAGGAGGATTTAAAGCTCATAGAACTAAGAACAGAGAAGATTTTAAATTCTTATATTATGGTGAAACTCCAGACGATGAACCTTTTCCATTTATAACGGGTCACTTGGTAACAGATCAAGATGTTCAAACTGAGTTTGAAAACATTTATTACTTAGCGCCCGGCAACTATAGATTCGAAATGGAGCAGGGTATAACTAATAGCCCTATTATAATTAGGTCTAGCTCATGTACAAATGGATGTTACATTACAGTAAAAGAAGGAGAATCAACCCCCATGTTTACTTTTACTGAAGTAGATTTAGATAGTAATGGAGAATTTGCTTTAGGATTTAATGAAGGTATTCATAACTTTACTATTCCAAATGATTTCGTTTCTACTGAGGCTTCTTGTTTAGCTGATCCTTTAGTTAATAATGGTTTTTGTGACGATGCATACTCAACTACATTAACTAGCGTTTCTACCAGCTATGAACGTAGAACTGACGCTATTATTGCAAAGATAACGCTCGGAGAAAGAGGTTACAATCTAGAAAACGTGGCATCTTTAGAGATTTTCTCTGTTCCAGCAAGAACAATTCTAGTAACCGATACTGTGTTTGAAATTAGAACTGTTTCTCCTACAAATCACCCAAGTAGAGCAGTTACAAATGTAGTAATAGATGGTTTAGCAGAAGCTACTACATACTATGCTAGAACCACATTCGGTCAAACAATAGAAGATACTGAATTTATTACTAGAACAAATAGTTGTACTTCTCCTACTTTAGAATATTATGGAAGAACCTATGACTTGGTTTCTATTGGAGATAGATGTTGGTTTGCAAATGAATTAACAACTACTAGATATGCTAACGGAGATTCTATTCCTACAGTCAATGATTTACCAAGTGGTATAAGCGATCCTAACGTTGGAACAGTTAATTCTATTTGGCAAACTAAAATAGCCGCAGACGAAGGAGTATCGACATATTATTATAGACCCGAGTCTATTGTTGCCAAAGAAAGAAATAAATCTTATTATAGTTATGACGCTGTTCAAGATGCAAGAGGATTATGTCCAACTGGATGGAGAGTTGCTTCTTGGCAAGATTGGCATGATTTAGATGAAGTGACTGGCGAAAATTCTAGAAGTAAGCTTCTGGCAGAAGACGCAGTTACTCAAGTTTTTGCTTGGGGTTATACTGATAATGAATATCAATTTAACGCTGAAGCTTATACTGGAAAATGTGATAGATTTGGAACAGTTGCAGGTTGGGGAGGATATTGGGCATCTGACGCTTATGCATATAATCGTCCACATGGTCAAACGTGGATACCTACATTCTATATAAAAAGAGAACATGAAATAGCAGCTAGAGCCCCTGTTTCCGGTAGCTTTAAATTTGGTCCTTTAGAAGACGGTTCATTCGCTGGTTCTAGTACGTCTGGATATCCAGTTAGATGTGTTACTGGAGGAAATATAGTTCCCGAGGTCTTAGGTAATATGGATCCTTTCGTAACAGGAGGTTCTAATGGTAGTAAACCAAGCTCCTGTAACTTTGAACCATGGGCTACTCAACAAGAAGGAGAAGCTTTAGAAATCGATGAATGCGGAGTTTGCGGAGGTCTAGGTGTTCCTAAAGATGAGTGTGACTGTCAAGGCAACGTTCCAGATGCAATAGGAATTTGTGGAGGTGATTGTGATTTAGATGAGAACAACGATGGCATTTGTGATAATATTCAAGCACTAGAAATTAGTGATTGTTTAAGTCCAACTTTAGATGGTCATACATATTCTGTTGCTATTTTTGGAACCGGCGATGATGCCAAATGCTGGTTTACAGAAAACTTAAGAACGACTACAGACGTAAATGGAGTAGCTATAGTAGAAGTAACAGATGGTCAATCATGGAGATCTACCACTTCTCCGGCTAGGTGTTCTTATGATAATGATGCCAATAATGTTACTGACTATGGATATCTATACAATTGGTATGCTATAGAAAATAGTAATATTTGTCCAACTGGTTGGCATGTACCTACTGATAACGAATGGAAATTATTAGAAACTTCTTCGGCACAAATGCCAAGGTCTGAATTAAATTCAACTAGTTATAGAGGCATATCTCAGGTTAGTGGTGAGTTTATTGGTCCTAATGGAACCACTGATTTCTCAGGCGAATTTGGTGGAATTAGAGTAGATAACGACGGAGGCTTTAGAGAGTTTGGCTCAGCCGGATACTACTGGACTTCTGATCAATACAATACAATTAGATCTAGGTATGCTAACTCAGCTTGGCACAGAGCAATCTTTAGTAATAACTCTGGAATTGGAAGATACAGAGATACTTGGCAAACTAGTGGTTCAAAAGGCCATGGCATGTCAGTAAGATGTATCAAAGACTAAGTTTAAATAAATAATGATAGATAAGGCAGGGCGCAAGCTCTGCCTTAATATTATCTAGCAAAATATGAAATTTTATACACTTTTACTAGCAACGTTGGTATCTCTAGGTGCATTGGCTCAACCAACCGATAAAATAGTTCCAGTTGTCGTTACTGTTCTACACGATGGAGATCAGGCTTCGGGTTACGGGGATCATTTATCGTACCAACAAGTAACCAATGCTATATCGGTTATGAATGATGGTTTTTTACAGGGTTGGAATAATGGTGTAGACCCTCAACAATCTGATGCTCAAATGACATTTATTTTAGCAGATAGAGATATTAATGGAAATACATTTACTGATCAATTTACCAACTCGACATTTAACGGCTATAGATCCATAAATTTAGATGACTACAACCTTGATGTTTTTGGAAATCAAGATTATGAACAAGTTGTAGATAGTAGTTATTCTATAGCTAATACCTTTGGATATCAGCTTGATTATTATCTCAATATATTTGTGCTAGAATGGGCGGGCAGTGTTGCTGGATTTACATGGAGAAGCGCTTATACTAATAGGGGTTATTTTGTTAGACCAGGTACATTCCAAAGCTCAAGCGGAAAAACTAATATTCATGAAATAGGTCATTTTATGGGCCTATTTCACACTTTTCATAAGCAAATATCTCAGGGGCCTAGAGGACCTTACTCTGATTATTTAGATTGTAACGATGCTGCGACCGAAACTGATTGTACAACTCAAGGTGATTTAGTTTGTGATACTCAACCAGCTCCTACTATCTTTTCGTGTGGGGCTTCAGCGTGTTATAGTATTGGAGATGACCCTAGAAACTTTATGTCGTATGCTCAATCTTGTAATATGTTAAAGTTCACAGACGGCCAAATTGAGGCTATGCATGATTGGGCTGATGTTGTAAGATTAGATATGATTCAAAACGGAGCAAATCTATATGGATCAGCAAACGGATGTACAGACTCTAATGCATGTAATTATAATTCTTCGGCAACCGCTGACGACGGTTCTTGTCTCTATAATGATGCAATAGGTGTTTGTGGAGGTTCTTGTCAAGTAGATGCTGATAGTGACGGAGTTTGTGATGACGTTGATGATTGTATAGGTAGTTATGACGCTTTAGGCGTTTGTAACGGAACATGTCAGTTTGATAGTGATAGCGATGGTATTTGCGACGACGTCGACGACTGTGTTGGTGCTTATGATGTATGCGGCGTCTGCAACGGTCCAGGTGAGATCTACGAATGTGGTTGTGCTAACATCCCGGTAGGCGACTGCGATTGCAATGGAAACCAGGTCGATGCCATTGGTGTTTGTGGTGGTGATTGCGTAGAAGATCTAAATAATAACGGAGTGTGTGATAACCAAGAAGATTGCGTTAGCGAAAATTATCACGGCTATGAATATGATTTGGCTTTATTTGGTTCGACTTGTTGGTTTACTGAAAACCTAAGAACTACAAGATACACATCAGGCGTAAATATTAATGAATTAGGACAAGGCTCTGAATGGAGTGAAGATGAAACAGGTGCGTATTATAACCCCTTACAGGCTACTGACACTTTAGGTTTCTTATATAATTGGTATGCTATTAATGAAAGTGTTTGTCCAATTGGATGGAGAGTTCCTAGCGATCAAGATTGGAAAAACCTTGAAGATGAATTGGGTCTTAATGCAGCTGAATTAAACGCAGTTGGAAATAGAGGAGAATCACAAGATATGCATACTCAAATATTTGCAAGTGAATTTGACCCGGTTTATGCTGGTGTTATCAAAGACATTGATGGCATATATTATGGTCAAGATTTAATAGCAACATATTGGACCTCTGACTCACATTTCTCGCTAAAAAGAAATCGCAGAGAAAGTGCTTGGTCAAGAGCAATTTTAGATACAAAAAATGGCATTGCTAGATATAATGATCTTTGGCAAACAAGTAAGTCTAAGGGTCATGGCATGTCAGTACGTTGTGTTTACGATGTACAATAAACTTATTTTACCTTTTACATATAAAGCTACATGAAAGTATATGTGACTTCTAACTTACAGTTGGGAAGGCCCAACGCAATCTCTAAATTTAAGAGACCATTCAAGGACGTTGACAATATGACTAACGAGTTAATTGGCAATTGGAATTCAGTGGTCACTGACGAAGATATAGTTTATCATTTAGGAAACTTCGCTTGGGATCCCAAGACAGCTCAAGACGCATTACAACGACTCAAGGGCAAGATTTATTTGCTACCAGCTGAACACGATGCAGCAGTTATGTTATTAAATAATAAGAAGCTTCTGCCAGGAAATAGTTATATGATGAATCGTATAACTCCTCTTAAAGATTATGAATGTAGTCTATCTTATTGGCCTATGCAAGAATGGCCAGGCTCGTCTAGCGGATATTATTCAGTTATAGGATATCCTGGTAAAAAGTATAAGTCAGATCCTAAGAAGCGAATTATCAATGCATCTACCGATCTTTGGGGTTATAAGCCTCAAGAACTACAGAGACTTTTAGAAACTTTTAACGATTTTTAACATTTAAAGTTTCCAGTTTAATTTTTTTGTGGTATATTTACCATGTAACTTTCACCCCTTAAAAACAAGCTTATATGCAAAAGACTGCTAGCTACCGCGAACTCGCAGAAAACTTCTTGGCCACTCGATCTGAAAAAGACTTTAACTTGCTGTACAATCGAGTTCAGCCTGGCCTTCGTAACTATATTATGAATGTTGTTAAAGATCCTGAGGCTGCCGAAGACATTTTGGCCAACACATTGATCAAGATGTGGACTAAGATCGACCAATATGATCCCAAATATCAAATCACCACTTGGCTCTATCGTATTGCCTTTAATGAATCTCTTGGTTGGATTCGTGAACGTAATCGCAAGTACAGTATTGATGGCATGAAAGATTTCGGCGTAGAAGTCTCGGCCTCTAATGGTGTTAACGAAACCATCGATGAGTTGCTTAATGATTATGAACAGCGCACCGAGAAAGACTATCTCGAAGAAGAGAATCAGTTGATGGAACAATATGCTTTGGCTTTGACTTGCATTAAGGGTCTTAAGCCAATGTACCGAGATATTCTCGAAGATCGCCTTCTTAACAATATGAAGTATGAAGATATTGCAGAAAAGCACAATGTCAATCTTCAAACTGTTAAGAATCGCATCCGCCGTGGCAAGATGCTGATCATGGAGGCTATGGCTAAAATTTAACAGATTTTAACACTTTAAAATTTTAAACTTTAAGCAAGGTTTCGTATATTAGCCTTGTATCTAACGAACGAAAGTTCTTTGACATCTCGGTCTTAATCTTTTCGAGTCTTGCACCTCTACGAAAAAAACGGTGCGATCAACATGGGGGCGTAGCTCAGTTGGTTAGAGCAGGACTCTTATACAGTCAAGGTCACAGGTTCAATTCCTGTCGTCCCTACCAAAATACGGGGAGTTAGTCAAATTGGATATGACGCTCTCGCCTATTTGTGACAGTATCACAAATACAAAGATTGAAAGCGTTAGCTAGCATTGCGTAAGTAAATCCGGTGTGGAAGAAGTGGGGGTTCAAATCCCCCACTCCCCAGCTCTTAGATAGGCTTAACAGCCGAACAACGAGGCGTCAAATCTCACGCCTACAAGTCGAAAGACGGAGTCTAAGTGGAGTAAAAGCTAACAAATCAAGATGATACCTCATAAGTCTTGTTATTATATTTAAACTGAGGTTGCAAAGAATAGTGATGACTATAAATTATTCTCCATAGTATATTTAACTATAGTCAGCTCCGACGCCTTGTGGAGTATAACCATCAAGGTAGAGATAAGTAAGCGTGTATACTGTTGATCTGAGCCGGTCAGGCGCAGCTTATCTCGACATGGTCTCTTAGCTCAGCTGGTAGAGCAATACACTTTTAATGTATGGGTCCTGGGTTCGAACCCCAGAGGGGCTACTGCGTGTGAGGCGAACGCAGGGGTCCGGAAGCACGAGCACCGCTTTCGGGCCCCGGCATCGAAACAGATTAAGATCGAAGTATATAAGAAATGTTGCCGCTATAGCTCAGTTGGCCAGAGCAGCTGATTTGTAATCAGCGGGTCGGGGGTTCGAATCCCTCTAGCGGCTCTTATAAGAAGTAGTGAAGCTGTTAGGTTGGCACCAAGAAAAAGGGTTCGTAGTAAGGCCAGCAAACCAGGAACCCCGAAAGACCCGAAGCTTCTTATATTGTCTCCTTAGCTCAGTTGGTTAGAGCATCTGACTGTTAATCAGAGGGTCCTAGGTTCAAGCCCTAGAGGGGACGCCAATTTCTCTCCTGCCAGAGAGAAAGAGGTAAAAGACAAACAAACGTGGCAGCGTTTTAGTAGTCGATGTCTTTGGGTTCGATTCCCAGCTGGCTTAAGGTCAGAGAGGGGAACAGACATCACCTCACTTTTCGGAATATGGCGCAGTTGGTAGCGCACCTGCTTTGGGAGCAGGGGGCCGCAGGTTCAAGTCCTGCTATTCCGACAAACTAAAATGGGGGTATCGCATAGTGGCTATTGCAGCTGACTGTAAATCAGCCGTCTTTTGACATCGGTGGTTCGAGTCCATCTACCCCCACTAAATTTAAAACAATGGGTTATTCTTATAAATATGACGCTTATTATGATGACTTGACTGGCGAATGGCAAGATAAAATAGGATTTTGCGAGGATCAAGAAAGTTGTGAATACTGTATAGCGTATAATAAAGATGGGAGGCCTAAAACAGCTTTCGAAGCACCTAAAGACGCCCTCGAATCATGAAAGTAGGAGATAAAGTACAATTCTATCTTTTTGGAGTCCTTGAAAACGGCACAGTTATCAAAAAGAATAATAGTAAATCATATGATATTGAAACGCCTAACGGTATTAAATATCCAGAAGTAAGGATTTTTAAACGATTGCCTAAACGTAAGAGTCAAATCCCTCCTTGGTACATTCTTGGATAATATATGGTGGCTATAGCTCAGTTGGTTAGAGCGCTGGATTGTGGTTCCGGAGGTCGTCGGTTCGAACCCGATTAGCCACCCCAAATAGAAACAAATCAAGTTAGTTAAATATAAGTACTGTAAAACAAAACAAAATGTACGTTACTAAAGTTAATTATCAGCTCGAAGATGGTTATGCGACCACTACGGAATTTACTAATCAGTATGGTCATCCAATGGAAGGCTTTGTTGAATTTGATCAATTTTATATTCGATTCAGTGCACCTGGTACAGGAATGACTTGGTCGTCGGTTGCATTTGATCAGACAACAGATGAAGAGATTGAAAATGTCTCTGTTCAAATTAACGAAGTAACATTTGTTCAGTGATAAATAAATCACATTCCCCGATGGTGTAATGGTAGCACATCTGGTTTTGGTCCAGCTAGTCTGAGTTCGAGTCTTAGTCGGGGGACACATGCCATGCAAGCGATCAGCTTACAGGAGTCAAGAAATTGACTCCTTTTTTATGAAACATATTGATGTATTTCCTTATAAATAGAGAATAAAAAAATTAAAGTAATGTATACAAGATATCATTTAATTCAATCTCTTGTTAATACACGTGGTTATAAGAGATATTTAGAAATCGGTGCCGGCTCCGGCATAATATTTAAACTTATTCAAGTTGATGAGAAAGACGCGGTCGATCCAGGCATAGATGATCAATTTATTTCTAATGATGAGGCTAAAAAAGGAGTAACCTATGAACACCTTAATTATCCTATGACTTCTGATGAATTCTTTGAAAATCACGCACCTAATCTTGAAAAATATGATATTATTTTTATTGATGGCCTTCATGAGCATGAACAAGTAGATAAAGATATTGAATCATCTCTCAAGTATTTAAATGAAGGGGGTATTATTGTGATTCATGATTGTAATCCACAAGATGAAGTTGCACAAATAGTACCCAGAATTAGGCAAATGGGTTGGAACGGAGATGTTTGGAAAAGCATTGTTAAATATAGAGCTTCTAATCCTGAGCTTCAGCTTATGAGCGTTGAATTACCAAATGACGCTGATGTTGCAGTTATATCTAAAGGATTACCAGCTGGTCAAGAAATAAACTTGCCTGAGAATCTAAACTATTCTTGGCTTGATGATAATAGAACAAAGGCTCTCAATTGGTATCCTCTTGATGAAGCACGTAAAATTTTAAACATTTAAATAATATGAAACAAGCACTTACATATGACGATATTCAACTTATTCCTAAGTTCTCTGATATCGTAACGCGTCAAGATATTGACTTGACTACTAACGTTTCTCGTAACTATAAGATTCGAGTTCCTATTGTAGCTTCTTGCATGGACACGGTCTGTGAAAGTGAAATGGCTATCGCAATGATGGAAATGGGAGGCGTTGGATGTATTCACCGATTTATGAGCATTGAAGATCAGGCAGCTGAAGTTGCAAAAGTCAAGCACTTCCAAATGAATTCTCCTGAATCTTGTTGGGATCTTCCTATTATGGCTGCAGTCGGGGCAGTCGATGATTATCTCGAGCGCGCGCAAGCACTTTGCGCAGCTGGATGCCAAATCATCTTAATCGACGTCGCGCACGGCCATCACGCTAATGTGCGTACTGCAATCGCGACACTCAAAGAAAATCT